TCAGACGATCACGCCCTGGCTGCGCAGGTAGTCGTCGTAGCTGCCGCTGAAGTCGGTCACGCCGTTCTCGCCCAGCTCGATGATGCGGGTAGCCAGCGAGGAAACGAATTCGCGGTCGTGGCTGACGAAGATCAGCGTGCCCGGATAGTTGTCCAGCGCCAGGTTCAGCGCCTCGATGGACTCCATGTCCAGGTGGTTGGTCGGCTCGTCCATCACCAGCACGTTGGGACGCTTGAGGATCAGCCGGCCGAACAGCATGCGGCCCTGCTCGCCGCCGGAGATCACTTTCACCGACTTCTTGATCTCGTCGTTGGAGAACAGCATGCGGCCGAGGGTGCCGCGCACCAGTTGTTCGCCGCCCTGGGTCCACTGGGCCATCCAGTCGAACAGGCTCATGTCGTCGGCGAAGTCGTCGGCATGGTCCTGGGCGAAATAGCCGACGTCGGCGCTGTCGGTCCATTTCACCTCGCCGCCGTCCACCGGCAGGTCGCCGACCAGGCAGCGCAGCAGGGTGGTCTTGCCGATGCCGTTGGGGCCGATGATGGCGACGCGCTCGCCGGCCTCGACCTGCAGGCTCAGGCCCTTGAACAGCGGCTTGCCGTCATAGCCCTTGCTGATGTTTTCCACGGTCACCGCCTGGCGGTGCAGCTTCTTGTATTGCTCGAAGCGGATGAACGGGCTGACCCGGCTGGACGGCTTGACCTCTTCCAGCTGGATCTTGTCGATCTGCCGGGCGCGGCTGGTGGCCTGCTTGGCCTTGGAGGCGTTGGCCGAGAAGCGGCTGACGAAGGATTGCAGCTCGGCGATCTGCGCCTTCTTCTTGGCGTTGTCCGACAGCAGGCGCTCGCGGGCCTGTTCGGCGGCGGTCATGTACTCGTCGTAGTTGCCCGGGAACAGGCGCAGCTCGCCGTAGTCCAGGTCGGCCATGTGGGTGCAGACGCTGTTCAGGAAGTGGCGATCGTGGGAAATGATGATCATGGTGCTGTTGCGCGCGGTGAGCACGCCTTCCAGCCAGCGGATGGTGTTGATGTCCAGGTGGTTGGTCGGTTCGTCGAGCAGCAGCACGTCCGGGTCCGAGAACAGCGCCTGGGCCAGCAGCACGCGCAGCTTCCAGCCGGGGGCGACGGCGCTCATCGGGCCGAAGTGCTGCTCCAGCGGGATGCCCAGGCCGAGCAGCAGCTCGCCGGCGCGGGACTCGGCGGTGTAGCCGTCGAACTCGGCGAACTGGACTTCCAGCTCGGCCACCGCCATGCCATCTGCCTCGCTCATTTCCGGCAGCGAGTAGATGCGGTCGCGCTCGGCCTTCACCGCCCAGAGTTCCTCGTGGCCCATGATCACCGTATCGATGACGCTGAAGTCCTCGTAGGCGAACTGGTCCTGGCGCAGCTTGCCCAGGCGCACGTTGGGTTCCAGCATGACCTGGCCGGCGCTCGGCTCCAGGTCGTTGCCGAGGATCTTCATGAAGGTCGACTTGCCGCAACCGTTGGCGCCGATCAGGCCGTAGCGGTTGCCGTTGCCGAACTTGACGGAAACGTTCTCGAACAGCGGCTTGGCGCCGAACTGCATGGTGATGTTAGCTGTAGATATCAAGGCATTGTCCTGCGGGGCTTTGCGGGATGGTTACGCGCCTTCCTCTGCTTCCTGTACCAATTCCGTACCAGTTTTAATCCTGGTCTGTAGCTTCTCCAACTCGCTCCAATCCGAGGCGGAGTTAAGCCACTTGGCATAGGTCGATAGCAGCATCTGTACGCTGTGGCCTAGCTGCCCAGCGATAAACGCAGGGTTCATGCCAGCCATCAGGCACATGGTCGCGTATGTGTGGCGGGTGTCGTACTGCCGGCGCCTTCTGATGGATAGAGCATCAAGCGCGGCGTGGAAGTGCTTTATGGTAACACTTGGCTCCTTGATCCACAGCCCGCCTTTGCTGGGCGGGAATACGAACGGGCTGACCGCGAACTCCGAGACGGATGCGACCTGCTTCAGGCGCGCAATCCGCTTGGCCTCTGCCAGAGCATTCAAGGCACGATCATTGAGCAGCACGTCGCGCTCATGCTTGGTCTTCACTCGCTCCTCGATGCCGCGATCTATGACGATCCGGCATACATGGATGCGTCGCGCCTCTTCGTCTACCTCATCCCATCGAAGGGCGAATGCCTCTCCTGGCCGCAGCCCAGTGAAGAACAGGAATTCGTACAGTGCGGCGTATATCCTTGAGTACTTCCCAAGAGTCGCGTACAGATGCTGGATGATGCGTTCTGCCTCGTCCCTGGTGAATGGATCCACCAGTTTCTTAGAAACCCGCGGCTTCTCAAGGGACGCCATCGGGTTCTTCTTGATCAGGCCGTCCTTCACAGCGGAATCTAGGATCGTCGACAGCTTGAACATCGCGTTTCGCTTCACGCCTGGCGATGTCCACTCGATGCTGCTGATGATTCGGCGCAAGAGGGTAGGGGTGATCTGATCAAGCCGGGCTACTGCTAGATGCGGCATCCAGTATTGGTTGAGGATGCTCTTGTAGTTCTTGCGTGTCCCAAGCACGATCTCTCGGCTATCTAGCCAGAGTTGAGCATGCTCACCGAACAGGGGGATTTGGCTGCTGACCGATTCCGCAATCGCAGACCCGGGGAAGAACTCTGCATACCTGGCTTCATCCATGATGCCCAGCTTGATTGCCTGGACTACCTGATCTCTAAGACCGGATGCAGTCTTAATCCCTTTTTGCGTCGCGGGATAGGGGAGTGTTTCGCACTTCCTTGTTCCGTTCCACATGAAGCGGATACGGATAGAGTTGCCGATGACTTCCACCCCGGTGGGCATACCCAAAGGCTTTCGAGCCATTCGTCGTATCTCCGTCGACTGTAGATTATTTTCCCGTTGACCTTGTTCCAGACGCCTTCTGGAATCTGTCCCTTTGACCGTCTGGTTTGTAGGGCGCGGTAGGTTATCCCAAGCATCGCCGCCATGACCTGCTCGGGTACCTTGTCTTCGTACTCGATTTGCTCTGCGGTACTCATAGGCAATACCTCTCCGCCCCGGCAATAGCTGGGGAGGGCATGGTGGTAGGATTTAGACGCCCAGCCGGGTTAGCTCAGGGAGAGCTAGTGGCGCCCGGCTGGGTTACTTGATGAGTTCTGCGGGGACGCTGACGGTTTTCCCGTACTTGGCTCTAACGATAGCGCGGCATGCTGCTATTAGATGGGTGGGCCCTGCCGACGTTGCATCAGCGGGCATATCGAAGCCGCATGCTGTGAAGAAGTTCAGCGGTTCGCCATGCCAGTCGCTACCGACCCATTCGAACTCGAAGCGGTACTTCTCGATCAGCGGGCCGCATTGAGACCAGTTATTTGATGGTCTCCAGTCTCCTAGATAAATTATAGGCCCGTATGGTGCATTCTCTGGATCGGTATGCCAGTACCATCCAAGTTCAACGCTATCCTCTTCGTAGCGTATCCATCCTTGCGCTGTGGCTACCGCCCAATCCAGCGCCGGCCCTTCAAGATCGCAGGTTTTCACTTCTACGGTCTCGTTCACTCCCCACCTCCCATAGATTCGAGTAGTTCGCGGTCGTTCATTGCTTGGCTCCTATATTCAATACTGAGTCGATAGCCTCATCGGTTCGCTGCGCCCGAAGATGCTCATCGCAGACGTGCAGGCTTGCCCAGTTGTGGAGGTATCCTTCATCGCGCAATCCGCGATACCGCGCAGCATCCTTCGCCATGCGCCGAATCTGCTCGGGAATGCTGACATTGCCGCCGTCTGGAGGGTCCATGTAGTAGGTGCCGGGGAGGGCGCTTGCGCATTGACTAAGCTCTGCCTCCAGCCGCTCAACCTCGGCAATCAGCCAGAGAACAACATCCGGAGAGGTCGCCACCATGAACTCCTGATCAACGTGGAACTCCGGGAAAGCATCTACGGATGAGGCCTTGTACCAGTCGCCTTTGTCGCGCGCCCGCTCCGCCAGCTCCTTCAGCTTGTTGGTGTCGGTCATGGCTTGATCCTCATCTTCTTCTCAGGGCGAATTCCTTCTTCGCGCAGTACCCGCATGGCTCTCGCCTTTGCGCGAGGTGATGGGTTTCGCATGTCGCGCAAAGCTCGCCAAGCTCGCTTGCTGCCGAGATAGAGGCCGATCCCAAGGTCGCAGCAGTCGACGTCCGCTGGCTCCATGCCAATTCCGTTATTGACGTAGTGGTAGGGATCACGCTTGCAGAATGGGCAGGTCATGGCGCCACCTCGATTCCTGCTTGCTGGAGGGCTTCTCGGCAGAGTTGCCGCATGGCCGCCGAGACTTGATGCTCGCGATAGTCATGAGCGAACTTTGGGTCGCCGAACCCAAGGTCATACTTCGCCCCGTCAGGTGCGCTGCCAACCTCCGGCAACACCACCCTCAGAGCGGCGCGGCTGGCTTTCCAGGCTTCCCACCGATCATTCAGGAAGTTGCCGAAGTACTCGTCGCCATTGCGCTTCAGAACGAACTCTCTGTTCATGTCAAACCAGAGCGTTTCTTCGTAAATGTCCCAGACCCACGCTTCAAACTCTTCTCTCATTGCTTGCTCCATCTGCTCAACTCCTGTCCTTTCAACTCGGTCTGCCTGTAGAGTTCCTGCATATCCCCGACGACCCGGAAGATTCCCAGGACGAAGAGAACGATGACTATCACTGCCAATATGGTTTCGTTGTCGTTGTCCACGGTTGGTCCTCCGGGGGTCGGATGCGTTGGTTTCGTTGTTGGGTGTCGATGCCGGGATTCCGGCATCGGTATCAGTCGCCCGCCGCTTTGGCGATCAGGTGCATGAGCATTTCGCGCAGTTGCTCGCGCTCGAGCACCTGGCCGGTCTTTGCGTACTCATCGGCCTGACGCAGGATCGCGTCGATCTCAATCTCGAACATCGGCGAAACCACGTCTGGCTCACACTGTTCGAGCAGCAACTGGATTGCGCGAGTCGGATGTGCCATCGCTACGCCGAGCCAGTTGTAAGCTGACGCGGTGCGGTAGTAGCGGAGGCCGGCGATCTCATTCCGGCGCGGCGGGCGGAATTGTGGGGGCTGGTAGGGCATATTCAATCCGGGTAGTGGGTAGCCCATTATCCGAATTGCTGTATATGCGTACAGTGGTTGGCGATGGGTGGCTACGCAACGTCCTGATGGAGCTTCGTGCGTCGCCACTTCTGAACCGCTTGCCCTATATCTTCCTGGGTGAACGTTGCCCCGTTGAGTTTCCAGACAAGGCATCCGTCAATTGCATCGCACTCAGTTAATACAGAGCCGCACGGCATCTTGATATCAACTGGTTGTAGAAGCATATCGGTAAAATCTTCAGGGTCGGCATCCATCCACCCTCCGACATGCCGCTCAACCTCGGACACAACATCTTCCACTTCGAAATCCCTTCGAGACCAGCCTAGCGCAGCGACGATCGCGCGAACCCCGCGCTCCCACCGATCCTTTCGTACCAGCGCGCCGTCCTGGCGGAACTCGTAATCTTCGACCTTGGCGTCACGAAACTCCGGTCTGCGAAAATCCAGTTCAGTTACCTCTCTCATTGCTTCCCTCCCTCCTGCTCGCTCAGCAGGGCGCGCAACTCTTCAAGTGCGCCAATGCGGTCCTGCGCATCTGAACTGGTAAGTGCCGGAGTTACGATCCGCCGCAACAGCCCCTCGCTGACCACCACATGGCCCGCTGGAATAACTGCCAGCTCCCGCACTTCATAGCCTGGCCAGTCCTGAGGGTTTGCTCTGACCATGTCGTGGTGCTCCTTGGAGCAGGGGTGCCAATCTCCCGGATGGCTTGTGAAGAACGAGTAGTACCGCTTCACCTCACTCATGACCTACCTCCTTGCTGACCGACTTGTTCCAGGCATCTACCAGGCCCTCGCCGGTGAATGCCTGAACTGAGTGGTTGCACTTCGGGCAGTGCAAAGAGAGGTATCCCTCTTTATGCCTGATCCCAGCAAGGGAGCCGTCGTAGCCACATTTGCAGGGTTTCAACGTATCCATCACACCCCCTCCTTGCCGGGCGCGGCGGCGATAGCTGAGTCAATCGCAGCATCTACCCACGAAAGGTTTTTGAACCTGCTGGACATGCCGGCTGTGCAGCTACTGATTCCGGCGTCACTGTTCTCGGTCGAGAAGGAGAAGTAGAACTGCTGGTCACGAAGCCAGCGATACCTCTGAGCATCACGCATGATATCCCCCGGCACGCTGTGCTGAGCCTGGGCGCTATCTTCGGAGGCCTTCACGCATGACTTGATCGACGCCAGCAGATATGACCATGCGAAACCGCGCTCTTGGTTCGGACGCAAACCGAGCGCACGCGCCACGTCATCGCGACACTGTTTGTCCAGGTCGTGGAGTTGCTGAGCCTGGACTACAGGGGCGGCGTAGAGCTTGATGCCTGGGCCGTAGAGCCCGGCGGCGGCCTCCGTCCACTTCACCCAGAAGGCATGAAGGCCCCGATTGGCGAGAGCTACCGGCTCCTGCCTCTCCAGCTCCGCGACCCTGGCCAGGGCGGCGTCGCGCTCTTTACGCATTTCATCCCAGTCCGCGAGGCGCTGCTCTGCCTGCTCTGCCCACGAATCGCGATCCGACCGCAGCTCCCCGACGATGCGGTCGTGCTGGGCGACGGTCATGACCGCAACGGCGGGTTGCGACGGCTTATGTCTGACGGCATCCATGGACAGTGTTCCATCCGGTTTGACGAACAGATAAGCCACCCCCTCCGGCCGCTCCAGCTCCGGCGCCGGGGAGGGTTGCGCTTTGCAGTCCGGGCAATCCTTCACGCACTTCACAGGGCCGTTTTCGTAGGGAATGCCACCTTCTGAGCAGGTAATTTCACCGTCATCGATAAGCCCGGTGCCGTTGCAGGTCGCGCACTTCTGGGATGGTTGCGCCAGGGCGGCGCGACTAGCCTCCCATGTGGGGTAATGGGCGTTGGTTACGTGCCATTTGCTACCCGGTTTGTGCCCCTCGGACTCAAGCAGTGCGTTTCGGCGGTCACGGTACGCATCGAACGCCGCGCGCTCATCCCCGCCTGCCTGCTCTACCGCAGGATGTGTCGCAAGAAATTCCCTTGCTTTCTCGACAGACTCAGGCCATGCAAACTCTGGCTTTCCGCCTTCGTCGTCAGCCCATTTTGCCCCGCAGGAGTCGCATATCTCCCATATCGCTCCGCCTCTATGAGTTTCCTCGTGGCAGCATGTTTTACGTTCGACTTCTCTGACCAAGCCGTGCAGCAGATCCAGCGCTTTGTTCATTTCCATGCTCATTTAACGGCCTCCCACACCTCGGCATTGCCGAGCGCTTCGATTGATGTGTACGTGCTGTGCCCGCTAGCCTCTTGAAGCTCAACGGATCCGCCAGCTTCGAGAACAGCGATGTATCTGCGATTAGTGGGCTTGTGCCGGAAGACCTTTCCGACGACGCACTGCGCGTTGATATGCCGAACCTGGTAGCTGTCGGCGAAACAGCCGTGTTCGTGCATGCTCATGCTGCTACCCTCGGGGCGAGGCCCATGTCTCTGTCGTGATGTCCTGCGAGCCATAACGAACGCTCATAGAGCATGTGCAGTCCGTACGGGCAGGCCTGGAGACGTTCGCCGCGGTCGCGTGCGTCGACGCCCTCGCGGTATTCGTCTGCCGATTCGGGGAACTCAAGCCGCTTGCTTTGCATTTGCTGCTCGCCTCCGCGCGTTTTCACAGGCCTTGCATTCGCTGCAATGGCCGTCCTTCTTGCTCGGGTTCGAGTAGTAGTCAGATAGAGGTTTGAGCGTCTTGCACTTCGAGCATGGTTTCTCGCCGTTTATGAGCGTCGATTTCCCATGTCCGGATGCCCTCCACTTGTCGAACTCGGTGCGGGTGGAGAAATAGGTGCGAAGGAGACGCTGCACGGTGTGATCGCTTATCCCCATGGCAGGGCCGATCTCCCATCGACCGCAATCGAGGATCACTAGGTCTTCGAGCATCCGGCAGTATTCGATGTCCTTTGCCGTGCGCTTGGCCTGAACACGCTTCTGCTGCTCTCGCTCCATTCCGGTAGATGCTCCGGTAATGCGGCTATTGAACGTGACTGGCTGATTTGAAGAGACGCCCGCAGGGATATTCGTGATGACTCCTCCCGCCGCCAGATACTCAGCAACGGCGTTTTGAATGTCATCGTGAGTCAGCGCATGGGCAACCGGCTCTTGCACGCCGGACCACGCATCAGCGCCGATTCTCAGGTCGCTTAGAATCTCGGGAATGTCGGTTTCCATGGCTTTCTCCGGGCAAAAGAAAAGGCCCTCAACAGGGCCTTTAATTTCGCGTAACTTGTTGATTTAAAACGGGATATCGTCGTCGAATTCGTCATGAGCGCTACGCTGCTGCGGTGCGCTCTGCTGCTGAGGAGATTGCCTGCTCTGAGCCGCCTGGTCATTTACAGACTTTCCGCCAAGCATCTGCATCTGTCCGTGCATGTCGACGATTACCTCGGTGGTGTAGCGATCCTGACCGTCCTGGCCCTGCCACTTGCGGGTGCGTAGGCTGCCTTCGACGTAGACCTGGGAACCCTTGCGCAGGTACTCGCCGGCGATCTCCGCCAGGCGACCGAAGAACACCACACGGTGGAACTCGGCGCGTTCCTGTTGCTGGCCGGTCTGCTTGTCCTTCCAGGTCTCGCTGGTGGCGAGGGTGATGTTGGTCACCGCATTGCCGTTGGGCATGTAGCGGGTTTCCGGGTCACCACCGACGTTGCCGACCAGGATTACTTTGTTAACACCTCTCATGCTGCTTTCCTCATGCGCTCTCGCATCTGATGTTCAAGTTCTGCCAACTCTTCCAGGAACGCTTTAACTTCGGACTCCATCTCGCGAATGCGTTCCTCGTCGCGGTGGTAGCGGAAGCACACGTACTGCAATTCATCAGGCAGACGGTCGTCGAAGCTCACGAAGTCGACCCACTCGCGGCCGCTGCATGACATTTGGGCGAGCATCTGCCACTCGTACTGTGGGTCGTGCTTGCCCGACTGCATCGTGTAGATGTGGGTTGCGGTAGACGGGCATTTAATCTCGACGAGCCCATGCTCCCCCGCGAGGCCATCTGGCGACGCGCCAAATCCATCGATTCGCGGATGGATGATCAGGCCTGTTTCGATCGTCATTACGCCTGCATTGAACTCGTAGGCCGAGCGAGCAATCGGCTCCAGGTCGGTACCACGCTGCATTGCGGCGCTGGTGAATCCTTCCTCGCGCTTGCCGGTCAGGCGCTCGCACAGGAGCTGCATCATGTAGTTCTGGCGGGTAGCAGAAGGGGCGCCACTGCGCCCCTTTGCCATCACATCCTTGACCTTGCTGGCCGTCACCCGCCCCAGGCGCTGTGCGAACCATTCATCACTACGCTGCTCGATCATCGCCGGTCTCCTCGAATTCAACGTCGATAGGGGCGTCCAGCAGTTCTTTCTTCCGCTGGTCCTTGGCCGCCGTAAGCTGGTCGCGCGCGCCCTTTGTCTTGTAGGCTTTCCAGGCATTGCTGAATGCTGACTGCAAGTCTTCCATTGTTGGAGAGTCCTTGATGAGGCAGACCGCCTCGCTGACGTCCTCGTACTGTTCTGCGGGAGTGACGTCTCGTTCAACGATCCGCTCTGCCTCGTCCTGGTCGTAGATGCCGGCGAACCCGAACGCGAGGCGTGCGCACTGGATCATTGCCTTGTGGCGAAGCATCCGGCGCGGATGGGACTGCCAAGGCTGGGTGTTCCGCTTGCACTCGGCCATGTACTCAGTCGCGCTGATGGCATGGCTGCGGTCCTTCCGATAGATCTTGCAGGTGCATTCGGTTCCCTGCTGGTCCATTGAGAATTCCATGCCATCGAACTGTGGGTTCTCGTTGATGATCCGAGCCCAGCCATCCACACCAACAACTGGCACGATGCCGTTGTTCTTGTCGGGGAATGCGTACAACTCCTTGGTGAAGGGGTTCAGTTTGTACTGGTCTGCCACGATCAGCAGGGCGACCATCTGCGAATCATTGACCTGGCCCTTGAAACAGGTCTGCTTGAGCGTGTTCGCCACTTCTTCAGGCGTGGTACCCATCTCGTAGCGCGTGGCGAACTTCGTCAGGAGCGGTGTTAGTGCAGTTCCCATGTGAACCTCAATAGTTGATCGTGATGTGAGGAACCTTGCGCTGAGCGATCAGGGTGATCGCCTGCTTGGCGCATTCCTCGGGCATGCCAACGGCGATAAGAGCCGCCAGCGCCTCGTTGTTGATGGCTTTCTTGTGCGCCTTGTCGGCTTCGCGTGCAGCAGCCTCGCGTTCGATGCGGGCCTGCTCATCGGCCTGCCGTTTGCGTTCTGCCGCTGCGGCTTCTTCAGCGCGACGTTGCGCATCACGCTCTGCTTGTTCTGCGCGCTGCTTGGCTTCAATGGCTTCGCGTTCGGCGCGCTCGGCGGCAAGCTTAAGTTCAAGTTCGCGGCGCTCTGCTGCGGCCTGTGCTTCGGCTTCACGGCGTACTGCGGCGTCGCGTTCTGCCTGGGCCTTGGCCTCTTCCTGACGCCGTGCCTGCTCTGCTGCTTCGCGGGCAATGCGCTCCTCGCGCTCTTTCTGCTCGCGTGCTGCTGCTTCGGCGCGCAGGCGTTCCAGTTCGGCCTGCTCGGCTTCGAACTTCTCACGGGCAACCAGGGCTTCTCGGAGAGCGATCAAAGCCTTATCTTTGGCGCGAGCAGCCTCTGCCTCGAACTCTTCCCAGGCTTCGCTGATGGCCAGGCCTTCCAACCAAGCGATGTTGGCTTTGAGTTCAATAGAGTCCAGGTCTCGGCATTCCAGGCGAAGGTTTATCTTGTCGATCTCGCCCTGATGACGCGCAACCCGCGCCGCTTCAGCCTCTTCCCACTCGGTCAGCGGACTGCGCACTTCGGCCTGCCAGGAATCCAACAGATCGCGCATCCGCTTCCGCTCGGCATCGATCTTCTTCGGAACTTCCTTCAACTCGGCGACCAGTTCTTTGCCGACGTTGTCCAGCGCCGTCTTGGAGCGGGCTACCTTGTAGGCGATGGATGCGATAGCCTCTCGGCCCTTGCGAGTGGTCACATCCGGCACGAAGCCGTCGATCTCTTCTCGAATCTTGGCCAGGAAGGGATCCAGGCCATTGGCTGCCGAGTAGACTTGCAGAGCGGTTTCTTTGGCTGGTACTTCGACCAGTTGGTTTTCTGCGGACATGAATGATCCTCGCCGCGCATGCGCAGCCAGTGAAGGGAGGGGTTATTGGCCGGTTGCCTTGGCGATTGCGGCGGATGCATCCGCAACCTGCTGGCTTTCCGCTTTCAGCGGACTAATCAGCGGCAGAAGATTTACCAGGGCATCCAGAAGCTCCGGCGCCGCAGCCATCAGGCGGGCGTTTGCAATCGACATAGCAACGTCTTCAGCTATGTTTTGCGGGGTCGGCGAGGCGGCATTGACGTTTGAACAGATACACTTTTTCCCACCGAAGACCATGTTATTTCGAGACACCCAAGGCCCCGGCGTATGCGATTGCTTGCTCATTCTGTCCTCCAGGTAGAAGGGGAAAGGCGCTTACGGCGCCACTCGGCAGCGTCACCCCCGCGGGATGAATAGCGTTGCGCTAGAAGCCGCTGCTGCGGGTGTTTTCTTCATGCCGCCCACCGCCCGCTGGGGAAGCCGCAGTTATCCGGACTACCGGCCTGCTGCGGACAGGTGCGTAGATTCTGCTGTGATGATGCCGCCCCAGATCGGGCCGGCTGCCAGGATGAAGAGGTACAGCAGTCCGCCGAATAGGCTGCCTAGCCAGATTGCTGTTCGACGAGTTCTCATGCTGCCTCCTTATGCGAGCGCAAGAAGCACCAGTGCTGTCGCAGCCACGATTGGAATTTGGCCATTTCCAGTGGACTTGAATCGCTCCATCCTTCTGGCCATCCCATTAGCCACTCTTGGTTCTCCGGGCTTGGCCTGCCAAACGCCATGACGAAGGCCCGAGCTGAAGGCCATTTCTGCATTGATTGCGCGGCGTAGTTGGCTTTTGTCGTCGGCGTATGCAAGTAGCCAATGTCTTTCCCGAATGTGGTCACCACCCAGGTCAGACGCTCCAAGGGAAATGGCTTGGGTGCGGTAACCCATAGCCCGACAGTCTTCTGCGGCATATTCGATTGCGACTTCCGAAACGTTTTCGGCGAAGACGTACCAGGGAGCAACATCTGCCACGACTCTCCGCATCTCCGGCCAAAGGTCTTCAGCGTTGTTTCGTCCAGAAGGTGCAGTGCTGTACCTCTGGCAGGGAAATCCTCCAGATACGAGTCCAGCTCTTCCGCGGTAGGGTCTTCCATCAAACGTTCGGATGTCACTGAAGATTGGGAAGTGTGGGACTGCTCCGTCTCTCTGACGCTGAGTGAGCACCCTTCTTGAGTGTGCTCTGTACTCAACAGCGCCGATGCACCGGATGCCGAGCAGCATTGATGCGAGCAGTCCGCCCCCGTCGCCAGTGAAGAGTGATAACTCATTCATCTGTCCTCCTCATAGCCCGGCTACCTCAACAAACGCCACTGCGAAGGCCAGGATGCTTCCCAAGAAAAAGGCCGCGAAGAACGTTGTCTTGGCGGCCTTGGTCAGGTCGATGGTGATGGTCATGTGGATGACTCCTGGCGGCGGTAGCCGGCGTTGTAGAGAACGCGGCAGAAGTCGGAGCGAGACATCATTCCGCCGCGATCCTGGCCATGCGGGTACTCATCGAGCGCCAACATCTCCTGCACGGCCTTCTCCCGCTCCTCGGCGGCGATCTGCTCGTGGGTGCGGATGGGGCGCACGCCGTGCTCATTGCGCGGGTAATACTTCCCCTTGTGGCTGATAACAGCGAACACGCCATCATGACCAATGACGCGACCTTCCGCCCAGCCGATACTGCCCACGTTCAGCGAGAACTCACACTCGATGCCAACCGGCGGCAGGCCCCGGCCGTCCCAGGCCTCTTGCGGTCTAGCCTCGAATGTCGCCTCACGCTCTGCGGATACATTGCAGCCTGGAGTTCCGCTAACCCAAACTTTTCTTCCTTCGGCCCAATAGGACCATTTATTTCCGACTTTCCTCATCCATCCTTCAAGGTACAAAGATCCTCTCGGCTCCCAATGAGTCGCACCCTCCGGCGCCTTGCTCCAGTCAATGCTCATACTCGTCTCTCCCTAACCAGTCGTTCAGCGTTCTCGATAAGCGTGGATTCGAATGTGCGGAACCAGATGCGCTGGGCCAGTTCGAGGTCGCCATGGCGAACTGCAAGCAGTAGCTGAGTCATCGGGCACTCTTTGCTGTCGACTTCCGCTAGCCACTCCGGGACGAATCCGGCGAATCCGTATACCGTAAACTCAGGGCCGATAAAGGGCCTTTCTTTCCGATCATGGAACGGCACGCAATCACCGTCCTCGCAGTTCAGCAGCTTGCCGACTTGCTCAGTGACATACTCGCTGTCGCCGTCATTGTCTGGCGGTAGCGCGTTGTCCCAGCGTTCCTGGGCGTATTTCAATGCGGTGTTCATGTCTCACCTCGCGTTCGCGTGCATGCGGCAGCGTTCCGAATCGCTGTCGTCATACAGGCGAAAAAATGCCCGGACTTGCCGGGCTAATGAGGGGTAGGGTGATAAGAGGGTGATCTGCGCTGCCGGCTCTACTTGAGCTACCTCCACCCTCCACGGGTGGTGCGCTAAGCATCAGCACTACTACTACTTCAGCGGCGTGCACACCGCTTATGCCTCGTTCGTGCCTACGCAATCCTTCACGCCCCGCCGGGCCGTTTACGGATTCACAGATGCGCTACAGCAGCGCAGATCACTCTCATTGGTAGGGTGGGGATGGCCTGTTGCTCAGCAGGCGCGCAGTCGCAGGAGTATCGTGGCCGTAGCAAGGCCCTGCGCATCATCCCCATTGAAGGGTGGCGTCCTTGCCGGGGAAGTCAGTCGGAGCGTGGCCGTGACCACTCTCGAATGTTTGACGCGGTGATTGGATCGCCTGTGCTGCCGTAGTGCGCAAGGTGAACAGGCGTATCAGCAGTCATCTTGAACTGTCCGCCTTTGTATCCCGTGAAAGTTTTACCAACGGCTGACTTTGCGTTCTTCAACATGCTGCCAATGGTTACGTCTCGCGCCGGTTTAAATGCCAGTTCGTCGTAGTAACCGCGATATGACATAGGTGTTGAAAAGCCGTACTCAACCTTTCTACGAGCAGGTAGCTTGCTCAGCTCATCAATCAGAGTTCCTAGATTCATCTCGCCTCCAGTGTGTGTATGCGCCAGGGCGCGGTTAGGCGGTTGCCTTGGCGATTGCGGCGAGAACCTTCTCTTCGATCCAGTCATCGCCAGTCATGACGCCGTAGTTGACGACTGCCTGTAGGGCTTCGAGAAGATCAGGCGAGGCTGCGATCAGCTTGGCGTTTGCGTCAGTCTCAGCGTCCGATCTCTCAACATGGAACGGGCCTTTGTTGTCAGCGCAGTAGATGTGGAGCAACGCAACACTCCCTCTAACCGGCGAGTATTCCCACGGTCCCGGCGTGTGCTTGCTCATTCTGTCCTCCTGTCTTAGGTGTGGGGTCACTGGATTTGCGTTGTGCGTCCGTCGTGACGGTGCACTTCGCCGTACTCACCGATGGAGACATTTGCGTCACGGTGCTGACGAAGTGCAAGTCGAACCGCCGTTTCTGCGTTATGTGTGTAGCGCTCAAACTCCTTCTCCAGAGCTTCGTACTTTTTCTTCCACTCGCGCTCTATCTCGTTGTAGCGATCAGATACAGGTGGCTCGTAGAAAGCCATGCCTTGATGCTTTACCGCGAGTTCAACATCGCGCGCAATCGCAGCGATCTGTTCGCTAGTTGCCTCAATGCCTGCCGAATCAAAAGCATCAATAAGACATTCAGCGTAATAGTCTTTCTTCGTGTAACTCATCTCTCACCTCACCAATACATAGTCAGAAACAGGACAACGAACAGCGCTGCGAACTCGCCAAGGTCTGGCATAGATTCCTCTCTTGCCCGGGGGCTGGTAATTGGCTGTATGGGGGAGTGGTCTGGCCGGTGCTGATCTCCGGCTCGTACGGGAAGGAGTCGAACCCTCGCACGCGGCTTTGGGCCGCAGCTCTGGCCTACTGAGACTTACACGTCTCGGCGATCCGTTTACCGGGCCTAGGAACCCCGTTACCATCACACCTAGCGCATCAGCATGCGCATTCAGACCACTCTCCGATACAGCCCTGGAGGAGCCGTGACGAACCTCCAGGGGATCGGGCCTGCGTTGGGGAACCCGGCAGGCGCGGGCGGCTTGCTACTCGTCGTCTTCACCGACGATCATCGTGCACCAGCCAATGCGTGCATTCTTTTGAATCCACGCATCTGCGGCAGCAGCAGTGGGGAACGTCCTGTTATCGTCCCAATGCCCTGTCCCGTCGTACTCGTCGGCTTTCAGAAAATGCCAGCCTTCTGGCTCGTCTGGATTCGCATCAAGGATCACAAGTACGGCCATTGATTCCTCTCTTCCCGCTTATCGCTGGGTGTGTTTGGTCTGTTGATGCCCTGCTACCGGCAGGGCGGCGGGTTATCGGCGAATGGTGGTGATGTTGCCGGCGGCGTCAAACAGCGCGTCATTCTCCTGGCTGCGCATGAGCGTTGCGCTGTGGTGATAGAAGCTGACGCTGTTCAGCTTCCCGGAGAACGGGCGAACAACTTCACCACTGGTCAGGGTCATGTCCTTGTGCGCGAAGAACACCACCCCGCCGATGACCTGGCCGTCTTCGTCGTACAGACTGGCGCCAGTGATGTGGTGGTCTTCAGTGCCCTGGTTCGTGGCGACGATGAAATCAAACATGGTCCTTTCCTCAGTGATGCCCCGGCGAACCGTGGCAGTGTTCTCAAGTGTTCTCGCAGGCGTAACAAATTCCTGTAGCTGTCACCCCCAGGCGCCCACACTCGGGGCAGCTCGCCTCGCTGCGCACCTGCTCCTGCGCCTCCTCGTAGCAACCCTCGCAGCGGAATCCGTCGGACGTCTCGATCACGCGACCGGGCGCGTTGCACCGGTCGCATTTGTGAATGATTGTCATCGGGTCGACTCCTTGCATCACGCATGCATCCGCACGGTGATGTAGCCGTTGCTTGCAACAACGTGGTCCCAGCGGTTGAACCAGATGAGGTCGCCGAACTTCTTTATGGCGGCCTGGCGTACCTTGATCAGCACGTCATCCGGTGTCTCGTTTCCGTCCGGCAGGGCAATCCAATCCAGGCGTTTGCCGTTGCTCAGGTGCGCATCGACATTGAATTGAGCCATTTCAGTCTCCTTACCAGGGTTTCCCAGCGTTGATGTATGCGCTTCCTGCGAGTTGCGTGAGCGCAACTAGCTCCATCGAATCGATCTCACCGCCGTAGTACAGGCCGCGCAGCATTCCAACCGTTTCGTGGTACTCAATGCGCGCCTCGCGATCGTCTTCCTGCTTGCGGAGGACCCGAAGGGCCTGGCGTACAACAAGTGAGGATTTTTCATTCATTTTCTGCTCCTCAAGGGCGTATTGACTTCCCGTCTGGCCCTCGGTGGAGGGCCAGCCAGTGAAATCGGTGTTTCTCCACACCTGCATGCGGGTCATTCGCTCGGTTCAGCATTTCGCTTCGTCCGCCGTCGCAGTTGTCTGCGCGTTGGCAGGCTTTCGGGCCTGTCGGATCGCCGGTCGCCGTAGAGGCAGGCTTGGTTGTTTCCCCTGGATTTCTTTCGCCCGCCAGGAGGCAGCTCGGGCTGACCTAACCGGCGGTGCCGGGTAGTCGTTCATGGCGCGGGTTGTTAAAGAGCGGTCGGCTCGGTGGCCTGGCGCTGCGGTGTTCTGCGGCGTTGAGTGAACTATGTACTTGTGGTTCATTTTCGTCAAGTACCAAAAGTACATAAATTTCAAAAAGAGATAGCTATCTGCCGCCGAGGCAGGTGAGAGGGCATGAAAAAGCCCGCGCTAGGCGGGCTTGGTAATGTATCTGCTTGCTATAGGCCTGGGTAATCTGCCGGGTCAAACTCGAAAACGCGCTCTCCTGCCTGGAAGAACTCGATAGCGATCCGGAAAGGCTTGCCCGATTTGACGATAGCTTCCAACTGCTTAGCGTCTCGAACGAACATCAGGTCGCTGTCGTTGGTCGAACTGCGTACCCCGGTCCACTTTTGCGCCTTGCCTTCACCGACCCGAAGAACGAAACCGCAGTCTCGATAACCGCACTGCATCTGCCCTTTGGTGATCTTGAGGAAGGCGTCCAGGTCTTTGCCTTTTTTGCGGAAGGTAAGATTCAGGTATGAGCCCCCTGAAACTCGATATGGGAAATCGAAGAGGGTGGACGTCTTCGACTGAAGCGTGAGCATCCTGGTTACTTCATCGCTCATCGGGTCTTTGTATTCATGGCGCTCCCAAGGGGATTTAGTAGGGCTTGTGGTTGCCGGCTGCGGGCTGTTCGATCGCGACTGAGCCGCATCGCCGGAGGAACCAATTCCCGTTCCAAACTGCCAAGCGATAGGCAGGACGATGAATATGACAAACAGCCAGCCGATCACGCCGACGCTCTTGGGTACCTTTGCGCCGCACGATGGGCAGGCTTTGGCTTTGTTCGACACCTGGGCGCCGCATTCCTTGCACTTAATCAGGGCCACAGAAAACTCCTCGATGTGTAATGGCTAGGTGATTCTATTCGGAGGATGCTAGAGACGATAGCCGCAGTTTGGCTGGGCGGGGCAGTGATGGCGATAGGTAGTTTGCAGGGAAAGGCGGCGCTGTATCGAGTTCAGCGCCGGGGTAGGGCGGTCGTCAGCTCAGTGCGGAGCCGGGAGGGAAGGGCAGGAACGAAAAGGCCGCGATTGTGGCTTGTTTTCACTGCCAATCATCGCCCGGCATGATTCGTTTCATGAACTCATCGAAAAGTGGGACAGTGAATGCGGTATCGCCGTGATTAGGACTCCAGACCATCCCTTTTGCAATGAGGCTGCTTCTGGCTGGACCTAATGACGTCGATGATCGATTTAAGCGATCAGCGATATCCCCAGATCGGTGAGGCCCAGGTCCTAAGTCTGCCATCGCTCGCAGATACTTCTTTTCTGCTGGCGTTAGACGGTCAAACCTAACCCTAAAGAAGCTCTCATCCAGCGCGGCGATAGCAACGCTAGATGCTCGAGATACATCATCCAACGAGATAGGGCTGGCATCCGCAATATCCCAAGCGTGCTTTCCCCATTCCTGAAGGAAATAAGGATACCCCTTGGTTTCTTGGACAATTTTCTTCGCGGCAGCGTCTTCAACATCGACTCCCTCGTCCTGAGCTGGCTTCACGATAGCAAGAGCAGCGTCGTCATCCGAAAGGGCGCCAATGGCAGGGAAATCGAAAAGACGCTCGGCGTAGGATTTTGCCTCGCCCATTCGTCCGCGCAACTGAGGAAGTCCAGCCCCAATCACGGTAACGGGTAGCCGCTGTTGAGCGCAGCGATGCAAGGCAGAGATCAGTGCCGCCATTTGCGGCTCTTCAACGTACTGAAGCTCATCAATGAAGATTGCGAGCACAGTCCCAGCATCTAGCGCAGCGTTTCCCGCGCTTTCAAGCAATACAGCAAGATCGCCTTCAAGGTCTCCATTATCGGCCAGGCCGGCTTCAGGCTCATAGTCGAGACCGACCTCTATATCGTTGAAGGTGAATTTCAGTTTGCTTGCAAATCCTGCCAGCGCCTTTAACGCGGTAACTGCTTTGTCTTTTGCAGCCTCCACTCGACTGAGGGAAAGCAAAGCGATTCGAAGCTGAGGAGCGAGCATCGCAGGCAGCGACCTTCCTTCAGGGGCTTCAATTCTTATTGTCTTGACGCCAGATCCCTCGGCGTCTTGCCGCATCTGATCAAGCAGTACCGTCTTCCCCACCCCCCTAAGCCCGACCAGCATTACGCTTTTCGTGGGTTTTCGGTGTAGAAGGCGGCCTAGCGAAATTCGGACCTGCTCTCTAACAGCATCCCGCCCAGCAAGCTCTGGTGGCGGAGTTCCCGCTCCTGGAGAGTAAGGATTGAGAATTGGGTCCATTAGTAACCTCTAGAGAGTTTAGCCTGTTTATTGAATTTTGATAAACTCTCTAAAATTTGTAAATATCTTTCGCAGCCCATCACTCTCCGGTCGCCGACAGCATCCGTTAGAGACCCCCAGCCATCCAGATGACGTTGCCTATGATGCGGCGCTCGTGAGCCTGCGGCCCATATGCGATGACGCCTCGCCTCACCTAGACCAGGTTGAACATCGAGGCTTGCCAGTGCTTCTCCCAGATGATCGCAATGGGATGACCTCCTCGAGCAGCGCGGCAACTGGCTAAAGGCCGCCTCCGCCCATCCTCCATCGGACTCTCCCGAAAATAGGAATAGATTCTATTTCGGACTTTGATACGTTTTCATCCGGGAATCTGATCTTATCTGAGTTATCAGAGCGCAAAACAACCTGTCCTGAAAGCTGGATGCTGATGCGCCGAAGCGAGACCCTTGAGTCCGTGCCAATGAATGCATAGACCATTTTGTCAATGATCTCACGCTGGGACTGATCAACGAGAACCAGATCCCCATCGAAAATGTATGGCTCCATGCCTGCATCTGGCGACTTTATGAAGACGCATTTCGATGAGTTCAGACGGAGTGATTCGATCAATGTCCTAGGTAGCGCCTGGCCGCCTTCGATCTTGATGTGCTCATTAAGCAAAGCAGGTTCGCCACTCTCTATAGAGATGACCGGAATCAAGACGAAATCCCTCTCGCTCGGCGATCTAGGCAAAAGTTCGCTCGTGAACGGGTCGCTGCCTGATTCGACCACATTAGGAGTAAGGATATTCGCCGAATCCGTGGAAAAATCAAGGCGATCGCCTATACCGTACTGGAGCCATTCAACGCGAACGCTCAAGGCCGCAGCTATGGCCTTCATCTTTGTTCGCCCAGGCATGCTCTCGCACTTGAGCCATTTGCTAGCAGCCTTCGGTGTGACCTTTGTGATTTCGGCTAGGCGCGCGCCTAGCCCCCAGTCATCAAAGCCGGCTGCGGAAGCTGCATGCTTAAGGCGTTTTACGAATTCCCGCCTTTCGAAATCTATGTCTTGAACCATACGTTCATCATTGCATGCGCTTGCATGTACTTTCAGTTCCGGCATAATATGTACTTACTGTTCATATTTCCGGATCGGAGGCCTCATGAGCTACCTGAAACAGTCAATTGCCGACGCTGGCGGGGTCACCGCCGTGGCACTTGCCTGCGGTCTTAGCCCGCGGGCCATCTACAAGTGGATCTCTGCTGGATCCATGCCACGCACCGAGTACACCGGAGAGACCGATTACGCCAAGAAGATCGCACGCTTGGCGAAGGCTAACGGACATCAAATTGATGCCTCTGAGCTTCGCCGTAGCGCATCACCAAAGAAATCAGCCGCATAAGGAAATCCACCAGATGTACGCAGATCAGTCCCACAAGCGGGACATCCCCCGAAAGGTCCGTTTTAACCGTGTCCTCGACAGGATTCTTGAGCGCGCGGCGAACAAGGCGCGTCGTCAACATGCCACGTACCTCTACGAGGTCATCGAATGGGCTGTTGAGAATGGCGTGATCGAATCACTGAGCAAGGAAGGCGAAGAGTCTAGCGCGGCCTGAAGGCCCTCAGGAGGGCCAAATGGGCGAGTTGGATTACCAGCGATTGCCGGAGTGGGTAAGGGTGCGGATAGAGGGCCTCTCGGCAGAGCGCGGCTGGAGCATTGAGCGCTGCCTAGAAGAGATCGTCATTGAAGCAATTGCAATGGGCGGACTTACGTCTGCCGGGCGACCGAAAGCATCGGTCGTTCAACTGAGGCCGAAAGAGGGCCTCAAGAGTGACTGAAACGCCCAAAAGGCGCCCACAAAAAAGCCGGGATTGCGCCCCGGCTGATTTGAATAATCACGACGAGGAAATACTAATGGCCAGAGCAAGAAACATCAAGCCTGGAATTATGGCCAACGAGAATCTAGCTGAGGTTTCTCCGATTGAACGTCTCTTGTTCATCTATCTCTGGATGCTCGCTGATAGGGAAGGGCGCTTAGAAGATCGTCCAAAGCGGATCAAGGCCGAGGCTCTTCCGTACGATGACGTTGATGCTAATGAGGCCCTCAATAGTCTCGCCAAGGCTGGGTTCATCATTCGTTACCGCGCCGAAGGTCAAAGCATTATCCAGGTAGTGAACTTTACCAAGCATCAGGCTCCGCACATGCGCGAGCAGGGTAGCTCATTGCCAGAGTACATCGCTGAAACTGCCGAGATAGAGCCTTGCCATGTTGAGGCAGTTACTGACCACGACCTAGGCAGTGCCAAGGCGATGCCTAGCCCATCTGATTCTCTGATTCCTGATTCTCTGATTCCTGATTCCAATACCCCCCTACCCCCCAAGGGGGAGGTTGACGGTCTGTTCGATCAGTTCTGGGCCATGTATCCGAACAAGACCTGTAAAGCGAAGGCGCGTGCCAAGTGGGAAAAGCTGAAGGTAACGCCTGACCTGTTCAACAAGATCATGGCAGGGCTTAACAGGCAGTGTGCGAGTCAAGCGTGGCTCAAGGATGGCGGGCAGTTCGTCCCGCATCCGACGACCTGGCTTAACGGCGAGCGATGGAACGACGAGGTGCGCAGCAACGTTCACCAGTTGCCTAGCCGCCACCATGGATTCGCTGATCGCGACTACACCGCAGGCTTGATCGAGCGGGAGGATGGAACCTATGGCTTCTAACGCCCTAAATCTTGAGGTGTGCGATCTGGAGCGCCGTTTCGGAATCGTCTCAAAGACCCCTGCAAAGTGCGAAAAACATGGCGAATACGCGGCGGTTTTCCGTCGCAACTCTGACAAGCCGACTGGATGCCCTGAGTGCTCACGGGAGCTTGAAGCCGAAAAGCTGCGTGATGAGCAAGCCGAGATGTGGCGCCGAAACGAGCGTGAGCGCATGGAGCGACGGCTCGCTGGCGTAATGATCCCTCCGCGTTTCCAGGGCCGCACGTTCGACTCGTACCTCGCTCAGAACGATGGTCAGCGAAAAGCGTTGAAGGTCTGCCGACAGTACGCTGATGACTTCGCTGAGAATATGCGTCTGGGTCGTTGCCTTCTGCTGCTTGGCATGCCGGGAACCGGGAAGACGCATTTGGCGACAGCAATTGCCGGCCATGTCGTCTGCAATAGCTCATCTGTGACGGCGGCATACCGCACTGTCAGCGCAATTCTCCAGTTCGTTAAGGGAAGCTTTGACCGAGATTCTGAGTACACCGAATCCCAAGCGTTCGAGGCCCTCTGCGCCCCCTCACTTCTGATCATCGACGAGGTTGGAGCAACGAAGCCGACAGACTTCGAGCTTGCGACTCTCTTTAGCGTGATCGATGGGCGCTACCAAAATCTGATGCCGACCATCGTGATTTCGAACCTTAAGGCTGAGGAACTACCCGGTGCCCTTGGCGAACGATGCGTAGACCGTCTGCGCGAGAACGGCGGTATTGCTGTTCGGTTCGACTGGCCTTCGAAGCGCTCGGAGATTCGACATGACTAAGCCGAACAACGGAAAGATCACTACCGAAGGCCTGCAACTGCCGAGCGCTTGCGACATCTGCGGAAAGTCCCGGGCTCATGGAAGCCACGTGAAGTGCAGCAAGATCCGGCAGGCGCAGTACCAGGCGAAGAGGGCTGCGAAATGAAGACCTTCGAACTCCTGCGCATGGAAGGCCTGCGCACCTACGGTCGGCAAGTTGAGGCCAGCACCTGGCGCGAAGCCGAGCAGCAATGCCGCGACGGCGAGATCGTAAACGGCGAACTGATCGGTGTGTACGACTGCGATCCGGTGACTGAGGCGGTCTGCACTGCGCGCAATGACGTGATGATTGAGAGTCTGGGGGTGTGCTGTGGGTAGTGTAGAGAGAATTTTCTCCGGTGACGTAATTGATGATGCGTCCCATTTTTTTACCCCAATGCCAGCTGACCTCGTGGATGGCCTGATCGGCCAGTACAACGCCACCCGCGCCGGCATCACCGCCCTGGCCCAGGCCGTGCGCGCTGAGCAGTGCCGCGGCGTGCTGCACTACTTCGTCGAGGGCAACGTCTCCGACCAGCGCCACACGCTACCGAAGGCCGTGGACCAACTGTTCCGGGTGGAAGGCGCGATTGCCCAGTTGAACGCCGACTTCTGGAGCCGCGCGCTGCGCATGACCGACGTGCTCGATTGCATGCCGCAGAAGCGCCGCGACGAGTGGTTCGAGCAGATCAAGCACCCGGAAGGGAAGAAGCGGGACAAGTACGACACGGAATACGTGCTGCCGCCGCTGCCAGAGTTCGAAGAGAGCAGCGTGCGCGCTACCCTGGGCGGCCTGCTGGCCAGCCGGGCGAAGTTCTTCGCCGAGCGCGTCGATGGCATCTTCCGCGCGCTGAGCAAGGAGCACGTGACCAACTGCCCGCAGGGCTTCAACAAGCGCATGATCCTGCTGCGCGCCATCACCAGCTTCAGCACGGTCGACCACTCCACCGCCGGCGTGATCAACGACCTGCGCTGCGTGATCGCCAAGTTCATGGGCCGCGACGAGCCGAAGTGGAACTCGACCAGCCACGTGATCAGCGTGGCGCGCCAGGACAACGGCCAGTGGATGTCGATCGACGGCGGCGCGCTGCGGATCCGCATCTACAACGGCGTCGGCACCGCGCATCTGGAGGTGCACCCGGACATCGCCTGGCGCCTGAACGCCGTGCTCGCGAGCCTGTACCCGGCGGCGATCCCGGCTGAATTCCGGACCAAGCCGAAACGCACGAAGAAGATCAAGGACTTCGAGCTGTTCGACCGGCTGCTGCCGTTCGCGGTGATCGAGCTGCTGTCCGGCATGAAGCCCGCCTGGCGCAAGCGCGAGAATCCTGGCTTCCGCGAGCCCAAGTTCGTCGACGTCCCGAAGACCAGGCGCTTCGACCATGGCGACCACGACAAGGCTGCCTTGGCCGAGGCCGAGAAGGTGCTGGCCGCGCTCGGCGCCGTCCGCGACAAGGAGGGCAACTGCGAGTTCTGGCGGTTCGACTACGAGCCCGGCCAGGTGCTGAGCGAGGTCATTTGCAACGGCAGGATCCCCGACCACAAGAGCCACCAGTTCTACCCGACGCCGTCGAGCGTTGGCGAGCTGGCGGTCGATCAGGCCCTGGTCGGCGCGACCAGCGACATGAATTGGCTGGAGCCGAGCGCGGGGCAGGGTGGGCTCGCGGACCTGATGCCAACGGGGAGAACGCAGTGCGTCGAGATCAGCCCGCTGCACTGCTCAATCCTCAAGGCCAAGGGGCACAACGTGATCCAGGCGGACTTCCTGAAGTTCCAGCCTGCCGGCAACTTCGATCGCATTGTGATGAACCCGCCCTTCAGCGAGGGCCGCTGGCAGGCGCACCTGCAGCACGCCGCCAGCATGTTGAACTCGGTTGGCGGCCGCCTCGTCGCCATCCTGCCGGCCAGCACCAAGGGAAAGCAGCTGCTCGAAGGCTTCGACCACGAGTACTCGCAGGTCTTCGAGAACGAGTTTGCCGGAACCTCGGTCAGCGTGGTGATCCTTTCTGCGGAGGTGTGCTGTGGCTGACCGCACATTCCGCATTCAAGGTTCCGCTGGGATCCGTCCGGCTTTCGTTGCGGCCTGGAACCTCATCCAGGGACTGATGAAAGAAGCACAGGGCGGCTACGAGCTGGTCCTTCGCCCCCTCAAGTCGAAGCGCTCCATCGAGCAGAACAAGCGGTACCACGCGCTGCTCCGTGATCTGGCTGCCGTGGCTTGGCTGGATGGGCGCCAGTACGGTCCGGAAGCCTGGGCCGAGTACTTCAAGCAGACCTTCATCGGCTGGGATGACCTGCCGGGTGGCGGGAAGCGCGGGATCAGCACTACCACGCTCAGTGTCGCTGAGTTCGGCGACTACATGACTCGTATCGAAGCTTGGGCCGCCGAGCAAGGCTGGCCGCTGATGATTCAGGAGGCCGCATGAGCAAGTTCAAGGCGGGCGATCTCGCACTGGTTGTTAGCGGAAGTACCAGTTCCGTGAACGTCGGGCGCACGGTTCTGTTACTCGAAAGTATGGGGTCTCCTGTTTTCTACGAGTGGGATGGCGAGCGATATCACAACGCTAACGGCGATCACATCTGGATCATAGAGGCGCAAGGGGAGGCACTGGTAACAAGATTTGGTTACTGCGCGAAGCGTGGGCTGAGCGAGACAAGCACATCCTTCTTCGAAAGCTCCACGTGCCATACGGCGAGGAAGACAAAGCATGAGCGAAGACAAAGTTGTCCCGATGAAGAAGCGCGAAGACCGATATGAGGCCCTTATTGGGGCCCGTGACGAGTTCCAGGAGAACGTCTATGGCGCCATCCATGCGGCTTGGAACTCCGGCGTTGATCGTGAGCTGATGCGCGACCAGATGCTGTGCATCCTCCACCGAATCATGGCCGACCTCGACTTTGACCAAGTGAAGTTCGATCCGGAGGAGCCGGCATGATTATCGGTATCGACCCGGGCTGCACTGGGGCGATTGTGGTGCTCACGGAGAGCCTGAACCACGTCGCCAGCCTCAACATGCCCACCGTCAAGGTAGGAACCAAGAGCCGCGTAAACGGCGCTGCAATCGCGGCGTTCCTGCGCGAGAAGGTGGGTGAGTTCGTTTCCCACGCTTACCTGGAGCAGGTTGGAGCCATGCCGGGGCAGGGCGTCTCATCGATGTTCACCTTCGGCCATGCGGCCGGCGTAGTAGAAGGCATCCTCCAAGGCCTAAGCATTCCTTATTCGTTGGTCACTCCTCAGGCATGGAAGAAGCGCGCTGGGCTGATCGGCATGGATAAGGATGCTGCGCGGAGTCGAGCCATCCAGCTCTATCCAAACCTGCGGGATCTAGATACCAAATGCCGCGGGCAAGCCATTGCCGATGCATTACTGATCGCACGGTTCGGAGAGAAGCCATGACCGCTGAACTCCAGGGCGTCCTGATCTTTACCTCAGCTTTCGCCCAGGTCTTCCTCCTCGGTCTGAACAGCAAGCTCCTTCGTGACGACAAGATCGCCGCCGGCTTCGTAGTGTCCTGGATGATCACGCTAGCCCAGTTCGGCTACATCTGGGCCGTCGCGCACTCGCGCATCGATACCGTCCCTTTCCTGGTGATCTCTGGCTTCGGAGGTTCCATCGGTATCACCTCCGCGCAGTACTTCTACCGCTGGTACGACAAGACTTTTCATCGCAAAGGGGAGAGCGCATGAGCGACGTCAAGCCGACCAATCCCAAAGACCTAATCGGTAGCGGGAAGCTGCCGCTTCACCTTTGGCCGACTACCGCTACCGCGATGGGCTGCATTGGCCTGCTAGAAGGGATGCTGAAGTACGGGCGCAGCAACTGGCGTGAGGCTGGTGTGCGCGCATCCATCTACGTGGACGCCTGCAAGCGCCATCTGGATGCATGGTTCGAGGGTGAAGAGTGCGCTCCAGACAGCGGATCACCCCATCTCGCCAACGCCCTGGCATGCCTGGCGATCCTGGTTGACGCCAAAGCGGCCGGTAAGCTCGTAGATGACCGCCAGTACAACGGTTCCGGTTACCGGGAACTGGTTGAAAGCCTGACCCCGCAGGTGGCGCACCTCAAGGGCCTGTTCTCCGACAAGGCGCCGAAGCACTACACCATCGCTGACAACGCACAGGAGCAAGCCTAATGTCCCAACGCAAAGCGACCGATGAGCAGCTAATCGAAGCGCTGCAGCACAAGACAGTACCCGAGGTTGCTGCGCTGTTCGGCATGCATCCGCGCCGAGTTTACGAGCACAAGTCTCGCTTAAAGCGTGAGATGCAGGCCCCCATTGTGCAGTTGCCGCCTGCTGCTGATCTCACCTATAGCGAGCTTGTACAAGACCGCATCCGCCGCTATCAGCGCAAAATGCAGCACGAGGAAGGCCGCAAGCTGATCAGCGTAAGAGTCCCTATTGGGGGCCCTTATGCTCTGGTCTTTATGGGTGATCCACACGTCGACGACGACGGCACTGACTGGATGACCCTACAGCGTGATATCCAGATCATCAACGACACCGAAGGCATGTACGCATGCAACGTGGGCGATACCACTAACAACTGGGTGGGGCGCCTAGCTCGGCTCTATGGTGAGCAATCCACTTCCGCCAAGGAGGCATGGATTCTCGCAGAGGGATTCATCAAGGAACTGAAGCACAAGTGGCTGTTCCTGATCGGCGGAAACCACGATGCATGGAGCGGCGCAGGTGACCCGCTCGACTGGATCACTGGCAGCGTGAACGCGCTGTATCAGTCCAGCGAATGTCGCCTGTCCGTGAACAGCGGGAAGCATTCAATCGTGATCAACGCCCGCCACGACTTCGCCGGCCACTCCATGTGGAACCCAGCGCATGGCGTCATGAAGGCTGTGCAAATGGGCACCTGGGATCACATCAGTGTATGTGGCCACAAACACGTAACCGGCTACATGCCGCTCAAGTCTCCGAGCGGGCGCATCTGTCACGCAATGCAAGTCAGCAGCTACAAGATCTTCGACCGGTACGCCCGCGAGAAGGGGTTCCGCGATCAGAACATAAGCCCGGCAATGGTGGCCGTTGTTAACCCTGCATATTCCGACAATGACCCGCGCATGATCACCATTCTGCATGACGTGGCTGAAGCTTCCGAGTTTCTGCGCTGGAAAAGAGAGAGGGACGCAGCATGACGGTCTATCGCGACGCAGCACACGCAATTGCTCGAATCATGAGCATCGAGACAATTGACGGGACGAACAAAGCGTTCTGGCAAAGTCAGTACGAATCCGGCTATCAAGAAGAACCAGTGGCAGCGAATCCTTGCCCGCTCAGAACAGAGGAAAGGCTAACTCAGGATGCGATGACAAGGGCGATGATCCATCGCGAGTTGCCTCCGACGCTATGGTATGCGCTGGTTGCAAAATACAGCATCAATGACGCAGAGGTGGTCGATGCTATCCGCTGGCTTGTGCCAAAGGCGGTTACTCCGGCTCACCATTTGTTTCGTATGAAGTGCGTTACCGCGTGGGCGATTCCTCAGAAGCGAGGAGTAAAGGAGGGCGCCAAGACGTCCCCCCGGGGACTTCCTGACTCGTTTTATCAGGTGCATACCTGGGATACCGATGGAACTCCTGATGGGACCCTACGTCGCTGGAAGCACCTTACAAACAAGTGGCTTGAGGAACAGATTGACTTGGCATTCCGCGAAGTAACCACTTTGTTGGATAAAGATTCGCTTATTTCTCGAATAGCCGCATAAACTATTTGACAGTAAGCGAACAAGCGAACAGAATATATTCATCTTGCGGTAATGCCGCATAAGAATCCTTCGGGTTGCGACTACGCGGTCGGGATCGCCTTGGACACGCAGGCGTTAAAGTGAAGTGGGAGCCGGTGGAAGCCCGGCAACTCGAATATTGAGAGCCCAGCCTAGCGCTGGGCTTTTTCGTTTCTGCGCCTCCCCAGCGCATGCCCGCAGCCGCGCGGGCGTTTTATTCCTTCGTGCAATAGCCCGGTAAGAAGTATGACCGACGACCGCGTAATGTCCGCCGCCAGTTACACGGGTGCCGGGATATCTGTTTTGTCCGGCCTCACTCTGACTGATGTTGGAATTATCGTCGGTATCGCCACGGCCATCCTGACGTTTGTTGCCAACATGGTGTGGCAGGCCCGAAAAGACCGCAGAGAAAGGGAACTCAACGAGCTGCTTAAGCGTCAAGCCAAGAAGGCGCTGGACACGTGAAGCCCTGGCAGCGCGTAACAGGCGCCTTGGCAATCGCTAGCGCCCTGGTTGCTGCGTACGAAGGCCGCAGCCTTGTTGCATACATCGACCCAGTTGGGATTCCCACGATCTGCGAAGGAATTACCGCAGGGGTTCGCCTTGGCGACAGGGCAACGCCTCAGCAATGTGACGCACTTCTCGAAGCCGAGGTACGCAAATCCTTTTCCTCGGTTGAACGCCTGGCAACAGTCCAGATGCCAGACACCCGGAAGGCTGCACTCGCGTCATTCGTTTACAACGTGGGCGAAACGCAGTTCTCCAGGTCCACGCTTCTCCGCAAGCTGAACGCTGGAGACGTCAAGGGTGCATGCGCCGAGTTGTCCCGCTGGGTGTATGCAGGAGGCAAGGTCTACAAGGGCCTCGTTAATCGACGCAAGGCAGAGCGGGAACTGTGTGAGCAGGGGCTATGACCAAATATCTGCTCATCGCTGTAGGCGTGCTGGCTGTTCTTCTCGCTGGTACCGCAGCAGTCTGGCGCATGAGCGTTCTAGGCAACGAGCGCGATCAGTACCGCGCAGAGGCTGAGCAAGCCAAAGCACAGGCCGGCGACTATCAACGCCGCGTAGAAGCCGGCAACGCCATCGAGCGCACATACTTAGAGGCAGTGAAGAGTGCAAACGCTCAAAACGATCAGCTTCGCGCTGACATCGCTTCTGGTGCTCGCCGGGTGTACGTCAAAGCCAGTTGTCCAGTGCAGCATCCCGGAGCCGCCACCGGCTCTGATGCAGGAAGAGCCGAGCTTGCTCCCTCTGATGGACAAACTGTTTCAGATCTCCGAGCCGGCATCGAGCGAAAAGAAGCGCTGATCAAGGCCCTACAGGAATACATCCGTAAAGGACACGAGCAATGAGCAGCTACGAAGTCAAGACCTCTGACGGCATCGTACACAAGGCAGAGGCCAATACTCACATCATCGACTCCATTGGGCTGCATCTGTACGCAGGCGCTGGGCGTGTCGTTGCTGTGTTCCGTACCTTTGAGTGGGTGCGCGTATACCCGGAAGTAGTGACTGCCCCATCTGAGCCGGTACAGCCCGCCCCCGAAACCACCACCAGCCCGGAAGCTACCGGGGAGTAAGTCATGAGTGAAGGGCAGGCTGTCGTGCAAAAGAAAACGGCAGACTGGGAGTCCATTGAGCGCGCTTATCGAGCTGGTGCACTTTCTATTCGGACTATCGCGGATCGTCATGGAGTGAGTGACACCGCGATCCGCAAGAAGGCCAAGGCGTTAGACTGGGAGCGTGATCTCTCCGAGCAAGTCAGAAAGGAAGTTCGCAACAAGCTGGTTCGCGGCGAGGTTCGCGATCCGCATTATGCGAACCCCGAGCGTGATGCAGAGATCATCGAAGAGGCGGCCGAAGAGGGCGCTCGGGTTATACGCAGCCACCGCCGTGACATTCGGAAGGCAACCAACCTCGCTGATTTGTTGATGGACGATCTCTTGATGACTATCAGTCGTCGGGAAGAAATCTACGAAACCATCGAGGATGAAACCCGCGACGATGGCAATGGTATGCGTAGGGCAAACATGCAAGCTGCCATTGCCCTCCCTAGCAATGCCAAGACTCTCTACCAGTTATCGTCAGCCATGAAGAACTTGCAGGTTCTTGAGCGTACGGCCTATGGGCTGGATGGTGATTCAAAACAGCCTGCGCCGCATGAAGACCTGACAGATGATGAACTTGAACGCCGAATCGCTCAGCTTGCCGGCCAGTAGAGCTAAACGATTAGAACTGCTTGGGTACCTGGAAGAGAAGAAGCGCAGAGAATCCCAGCGACAATTCAAACTCCAGTTCGAGACTCTCTACGACTGGCAGCGCAAGTTCAACAAGGCTACCGCTGATAACACGTCGTGCATGCTGATGGCGGCCAACCGGGTCGGAAAGACTCGAACTGGGCTTACCATCGATGCGGCTCATTTGCTGGGAGATTATCCCGGTAACTGGGAGGGGCATAGGTTCAGCCATGCCCCCTTGTGTTGGCTGCTTGGCTATTCGATGGAGAAAACCCGCGACCTGCTCCAGGGGCCACTGTTTGGTCGCTTCCAGGGCGGCACGTGGACTGGCGGCCTGATCCCTGCTGATCGAATCGTTGATTGGCGGTCAGCAACAGGAACCAGCGGCGCAATGCGAGAGGTGCGGGTCAGGCATGCGACTGGTGGTATTTCTACCGTCCAGTTCTGGTCGTATAGCCAAGGCCAGCACGCGATCATGGGCGATAGCGTCGACTGGTATCACATCGACGAAGAGCCAGAAGACAAGGAGATTTACCCGCAGGTCATCACCCGCACCGCTACCGGTGATGGAGGTCGAGGTGGACGCGGAATACTGACGTTCACCCCCGAGAACGGGCGAACTGAGCTTGTCGTCAAGTTCATGGACGACCCAGGCGAAGGCCAGTACATCCAGCGCGCAACGTGGGATGACGCTCCTCACCTTTCCGAGAAGATCAAGCGCGAACTTTTGGCAGCTTACCCGGCTTGGCAGAGAGATATGCGCACACGAGGCGAACCATTGCTCGGCACTGGCCTGATATTCGATTTCGGCGATGACGAGATCAAGTGCGCACCATTCCCATGCCCCGACCACTTCTGGGTCATTAATGGCATGGACTTCGGCTGGGATCACCCGCAGGCACATGTGCAACTGTGGATCGATCTCGAAGCTGACATTGTGTATGTCGCGCAGGCCTGGAAGAAATCAAAGGTCACGCCTAGCACTGCGTGGGGTTCTGTGAAGCATTGGGCCCAGCACGTGCCAACAGCATGGCCGAGCGACGGCTTGCAGTCTGAGAAGTCGTCTGGGGTGCAGCAACGCGCCGCATATCTAGACGCAGGCTGGCAGATGCTCCCTGAACATGCGACATGGCCGGGTGGCGGTGTTGGCGTTGAGGCTGGTCTCGTCGAGATGTACGAGCGCATGACTACCGGTCGCTGGAAAGTGTTCAGTCACTTGAGCGACTTCTTCGACGAGAAGATGAGCTATCACCGCGACGAACTGGGGAGGATCGTTAAGTTGAACGACGACATCCTCTCGGCGTCTCGATACGCCTACATGATGCGGCGCTATGCACGTCAGCGTTTCCAGTGCAAGCCATCTCAAGGCGGCTCGCACCAATCCACGTACGACCCATTTAGCTGAGGACACACGCCATGGGCGGAGCAGTTAAGAAGATCGCCAGCGTTGCAACGCTAGGCTTGAGTGATGCTGTGCTTGGCGCCACTGAAGCGCCGAAGACTCAGACCACTGAGATGAAGGACATCGAGAGCAACGAGGCTCAGAACGTCGACAGCTTCAACGAGGACCGCCGCCGCCGTGCACGGATGGCTGGCATCTCCAGCACGATCCTCGGTGGCGCGCTGGGCACTCCTGCGACCACTGCAACCAAAACCCTGCTTGGGGGCTGACATGTCTGAAGCTCTGCGCCGAAACGCGGAAAAGCGCCTGGCGATGCTCAAGAACGAGCGGACGTCCTGGGAGCAGAACTGGCGCGAGCTTTCTGACTTCATCCAGCCCATGCGGTCCCGCCTGCTGTGCGATCAGCAGGTAAACAAGGGCGACAGGCGCAATAACAAGATCATCAACAACGAGGCCACCGAGGATGCCGGCGCGCTTGCTGCGGGCATGATGAGCGGTCTTACGTCGCGGTCCAGGCCGTGGTTCAACCTTGTCGTCCAGTCAAAGGAGGCAATGGAGTTCGGCCCGGTCAAGTCGTGGCTCTTTGAGGCGACCGAGCGTGTTCGTGATGTGCTGTTGCGCTCTAACTTCTACAACTGCCAACACGTGTCCTACCTTGAGATGGGCGTGTTCGGCACTGGCGCGATCTGGATCGACGAAGACCCGAAGAACGGCATTCGTTGCGAGGTGTTCACCGCTGGTGAGTACTACGTGGCCAACGGCGCAGACGGTAGGTGCAACGCGTTCTATCGCGAGTTCAAGCTAACCGCGGCGCAGATGGCCGAGCGGTTCGGCAAAGAGAATCTCAGCCCCCAGGCGCAGAACGCACTCAGAGAGGCGCGCCAAGACCAGTGGTTTGACTGCGTGCAGATGGTCGAGCCAAACGCCGACTATCTGCCTGGGTCCAAGGTGAGTCGTCTGCTGCCCTATGTCTCGCTGGTGTGGGAGAAGAGCGCCGAGCCAGGAAAGGTTCTGGAGCATCGCGGCTTCCACGAATTCCCGGTAGCCGTAGTGCGCTGGGATACTCTGCCAGGCGATTGCTATGGCACTGGTCCAGGTCGTCGCTGCCTGGGGGATATTAAGGCGCTCCAGCTCTACGAGCGTAGTTCTGCCCGGATGGCTGAGACGGGCTCCAACCCTGCCGTCCAAGCGCCGGTGTCACTGCAAGGGAAGCCGAGTTCCACGAACCCTGGGACGATCACATACGTTGATCAGGTCGGGGCGCAGAACTCGATCATGCCGATCTACGAGCCCAACCCTCAGTGGCTCGCAGTGATCGAAGGCAAGATTGCACGCCATGAGGCCCGCATCCGTCGCTCGTTCTACACCGATCTATTCCTGATGATCAGTGAGATGGACGACGTACGCACGGCCACCGAGATCAACGCACGCCGCGAAGAGAAGATGGCGATGCTTGGCCCGGTAGTTGAGCGCGTCGACTACGAAGGCCTAGACCCGATTATTGAACGCGTGCTTGGCATCATGCTTCGCCAGTCCATGCCGATTTGGGCGGGCATCATCGATGGCGAACCGTTGCTGCCTGAGCCTCCGGAAGAGTTGGGCCAGAACGTAGTCGAGGCTGACTACATCTCGATCCTGGCACAGGCTCAGAAGGCTGGTGCGGTCAATGGCCTGGAGCGTATCGCTGCCACCATCGGCAACCTTTCTGGCGCATTCCCCGAGGTGCGCGACAAGTTCGATGCGGATCAGTGGGTCGACGAGTACGCCGAAGCGGCTGGCGTTGTCCCGACTGTCATTCGTGGCGACGAGGAGGTTGCCGCAATCCGCGAACAGCGCGCCCGCCAGCAGCAGGCCGCAGAGGCGCAGCAGGCACTCGCCAGCGGTATCGAAGGCGCCAAGCTTCTATCCGAAACCCAGGTCACGCCAGACAACGCGCTAGGCCAGCTACTCGGAGCATAAATGTTCGAAGACGACGAGATCACGCAACGGCGTGAGGAAGCCTCGCGCCTGAAGCAAAGGCAGCGTGAGGACGACGTGAAGTCTCAGATGGCGACCCTAAGCGGTCGCCGTTTTGTTTGGGATCTTCTGGGCTACACGCGGTACGAAGGCCGCTCAACCCTCTTCGATACCCACGGCGGACGCCAGAGCTATCTACTCGGCGCCTATGAGGTAGGCCGAAAAATTTCCGAAGAAATCCGAACCCTCTGTCCTGAGCAGTACCTGCTCATGGTGCGGGAGAACACCACGGTCAGCAAAGAGGAATGACCATGAGCGACAAAGCAATCGAGCAAGAAATCCAGGCCAAGGGCCTCAACGCGCCGCGCATCCGTCCGGCAGACATCGAGGCGAACATTGCCAGTGAGTGGTTTTTCACTGCTGCCGACGGCGCCAAGATTGGTGGTTCCCAGCCGCATCCGCTGGACCTGCTGACCTTCTGCGTCCTTGTCTTGCGCAACGGATTCACCGTCACCGGTGAGAGCGCCTGTGCCAGTCCTGAGAACTTCGATGCCGAGATCGGCCGCCGTATCGCTCGCGAGAACGCTGTCGCCAAGATCTGGCCGCTGATGGGCTACGAGTTGCGGAGCAAGCTGGCTGACGCAGCAGCGCCACACCCAATCGCCGGCGACATCTCCCACTATCCGCCCCACCAGCAGCGCGTGCTGATCGAGTACGTCGAACTGGGCGACAAGCTCAACAAGCTGAATGGCTTCCTTGAAACCGACCTGTTCAAGTCGCTGTCGGCTGCCGAGCAAGAGCGCATGACCGTACAGCGCGGCGCCATGGGTGATTACCACGGCGTGCTGGCCGACCGAATCGCGGCTTTTGGGGGTGAAGCATGAGCCTCTTCATCCACGGCCGTCTCGGCCACTTCCTCATGAACGAAGCATCCACCGACGGCAGCCAGTCGGGTACCGCCACCACTACCGCAAGCGGGACCGAGAGTGCGACGTCAGAGGCCCAAGCAAGCCAGCAACAAGCTGTCGAGCAGGGCCAACAGCAGCAAGCCCAAGCGCAACAGCAGGAACAGAAGCCAGCAGTACCCGACGCGTACAAGTTCGAGTCCCTCCCGGAGGGGTACGACTTCAGCGCCGAGGCTCAGGCCGAATGGTCCGGCGTGTTCAAGGAACTGGGTCTGACCCAGGAACAGGCCAGCAAGTTGGTCGAGATGGACGCCAAGCGGCAGGCATCGGGAGCTCAGGCATCTGAGCAGGCCGCAATCGAGTACCGCAACCAGCAGGTCTCCAAGTGGGAGTCCGAACTGAAGCAAGACGCGGCATTCGGTGGCGCCAATTTCGAGGCCAACGTTGGCATCGCACAGAAAGCCCTGGCCGATTACGGCACCCCTGAGCTTACCGCGATGCTGAAGGAATCCGGGCTGGGATCTCACCCGGAAGTCGTCCGCTTCTTCCACAGAGTCGGCCAGCAATTGGCCGAGGGCAAGTTGCATCGCACCACCACCGAAGTCCCAACCGAACGCTCGCTTGCCGAGCGGATGTACCCCAACTATCCCGCTTAAGGAGTCCCCATCATGGCGACTATTGGCAATACCGTCCCGACGCTGCTTGACGTAGCAAAACGACTGAACCCGGATGGCGGCGGCATCATGCCGATTGCTGAGCTGCTGTCCCAAGAAAACGAGATGCTGCTGGACATGCCCTGGTACGAGGGCAACCTGCCCACCGGCTCGCGCATCACCACCCGCACCGGCCTGCCGGATGTGATCTACCGCAAGCTGAACAGCGGTGTGCCGCCGAGCAAATCGACCACTGCGCAAGTGGATGAGGCATGCGGCATCCTCGAAGCTCGCGGCCAGGTTGATGTGGACCTGGCGATGCTGAACGGCAATACCGCAGGCTTCCGCCTGTCTGAGTCGCGCGCATTCATGGAGGCAATGAACCAGGCCATGCAGCGTGGCGTGATGTACGGCAACACCGACGTCACCCCCGAGTCGTTCACCGGTATCGCGCCGCGCTTCAACACCGTCAGCACCGCAACTGCCGCAACCGCTGCAAACGTCATCGACGCTGGCGGCACCGGCTCTACCAACACCTCGATCTGGCTGATTGGCTGGGGCGAGAACACCGTCCACGGCATCTACCCGAAAGGTTCGCAAGCCGGTCTGGTCCACAAGGACCTTGGCGAAGGCGACGCTTTCGATGCCAGCGGCAACCGCTTCCGCGCCCTGATGGATCAGTACCAGTGGAAGGCCGGTATCGCGGTCAAGGACTGGCGCTACATCGTTCGTATCGCGAACATCGATGTGTCCACCCTGACCAAGAACGCTGCCTCCGGCGCTGACATCATCGACCTGATGACCCAGGCGCTGGAACTCATCCAGGGGTTGACCGGCGTAACTCCGGTGTTCTACGTGTCCCGCCGCATCCGTTCGTTCCTGCGTCGCCAAACCGTCAACAAGGTTGCTGCAAGCACCCTGACCTACGAGAACGTGGCCGGCAAGCCTGCGCTCATGTTCGGCGAAGTCCCGGTTCGCCGCGTCGACGCCATCCTCAACACCGAAGCCCGCGTGGTTTAAGGAGAAGATCATGTACGTCGATAAGCAAGCCGAGTTCTCGGACAGCCAGGCGGTAACGGCTACCGCCATTTCCACCAACGTCTACGACCTGTACCCGCGTGGTAATGCGGTCAACACCAACGTCACCCGCGACATTGGTGTGGGCGAGGACATCTATCTGGTCGTCCAGTGCGATACCACTGCAACCGCAGCCGGCGCCGCAACCGTGACCGTCAGCCTGGAGTCGTCCTCGACAGCAGACCTGGCAACCACCCCGACCGTGCACTTCGTATCGGCAACCCTGGCTCTTGCCAACCTTGTCGGTGGCACCACCCTGCTCGCGATCAAGCTGCCGGCTGGCCAGTACAACCGGTACGTTGGTGTGCGCTACACCGTCGCAACCGGCCCCCTGACTGCCGGTGCGTTCTCTGCGTTCCTGGCCAAAGACATCCAGGCGTTCCGCGCCTATGTCAAAGGCTACAACTTCTGAGGACTGACTGATGGCTAAGAAAGAAGAAGCCAAGAGCGGAACCGCTAAGTGGTGTGAAGTGCTCGAAGTGAGCTACATCGCTGATCGCATCTGCCAGCCCGGCGAAAAGGTTCTGTACGACCCGGGCGAGGATGGCGTAATCGGGCCGAATCTTCGCGAAATCAAAGAAGACGAAGCCAAGTAACACCTCAGGGCCCTTCGGGGCCCTTTTCTATTTCCGAGGGACGCCATGAGTTCGATAGTAGACATCGCCAACATGGCGCTTTCGCACATCGGTAACAGCGAGCGTATCAACGCTCTGGATGAGGCGAGTGCGCAGGCCGAGCAATGCAGCCTGTTCTTCGGGCCGTGCGTTGATGAGGTATTGCGCGCCATTCCGTGGGGGTTCGCCACCGCGTTCGTGGATCTGGCGGAAGTGGCGATCAACCCTGACCCGGAGTATCCATACTGCTATGCGATGCCTGTGGACTGCTTATTTGCTCGCCGCATCGTCAACTCGGTATGGCCTGTCGGCTACTATCCGTTCCCCTGCGACTACCAGTTGCCGCAAATCCCGCCGATCCAGTTCCGTGTGATCAACGGATCCAGCGGTAGATTGATCTCGACGACTGTCTCCCCCGCGAAGCTTGAGTACACCACCAAGCTCTCTACACCCGAGATCTTCGATCCGATCTTCGTGTCTGCGCTGTCGTGGAAGCTTGCGGCAAAGATCGCTCCTGCGCTGAGTCGTGACTCGAACATCGCTGAAAAATGCGAACAGCAGTATCAGTACGAAATCCGAAATGCTGGGGCAGCCAGCTTCAACGAAGCTCAGCGTGGCCCGCAGCCTGAATCTTCCTTCATCTCGGTGCGCTCATGACCCTGCTCGTTCAGCCGTCTTTCAGCGCGGGCGAGATGGCGCCTGCGACCTATGGCCGTGTTGACCTGGCGCGCTACTACACTGGTCTGCGCACCTGTCGAAACTTCCAGGTGCTACCAGAGGGTGGCGTACAGAACCGCTCTGGCACGAAGTTCATCGCCGAGGTGAAAGCCAGCGCGAATTTCACTCGCCTTATCCCCTTCCAGTACTCGACCGAACAGACCTACATCTTGGAGTTCGGCAACCTGTATATCCGCTTCGTGAGCAATGGCGGCCAGGTTGTCAGCGGATCGGTGCCCTACGAGATTGCTAGTCCGTATACGACTGCCGATCTGCGCGATCTGAAGTTCACTCAGTCTGCCGACGTCCTGACGATCGTTCACCCAAACTACGCGCCGCGCGAGTTGAAGCGCCTTGCCCCAACCAACTGGACGCTGACCACTATCGACTTCCAGCCGGGCATCGCTGCTCCAACTGGACTCTCTGGCTCGCCGCGCACTGGTGGGTCTGGCGACACAACGAACTACCGGTACCTGGTTACGGCAGTCAGTTCGAAGGACACAGGCTCTATCGAGTCCTGGGCGAGTAACACCGTCACTGTGGCGAGCTGGGACGGCAAGCCAGGCGCCACCCTGTCCTGGACAGCCGTAACAGGTGCGGACCACTACAACATCTACAAGGACAAGTCATCAGGGGTTTTCGGCTACATCGGCCAGGCTGACACCACTTCGTTCAGCGACATCAACATCGCGCCTGACAACGACAAGACTGTGCCGATTGGATACAACCCATTCACTGGTGGCAACAATCCATCGGTCGTAGGCTACTTCCAGCAGCGGCTTGTGTTTGCGGCAAGCAACAGTCAGCCTCAAACCATCTGGATGAGCAGGGTCGGGGACTTCTATAACTTCGGATACTCGGACCCCTACAAGGACGATGACGGCATCGAGTTCACGATTGCCAGCCGCGAGGTCAACCAGATTCGCCACCTCGTATCCCTTCGTGACCTTCTGGTGCTGACCTCAGGCGCGGAGTGGTCGGTCAGTTCATCGAAAGAAACCGGCATCACGCCTGAGTCGATCTCTGTCAGCGCCCAGAGCTATTTCGGGTCGAGCGGCGTTATCCCTGCGGTCTACGCCAATACTGCGCTGTACATCCAGGCCCGGGGCGGAAAGCTATCCACGCTCGCCTACAACGATATCGACGCAGGCTTTAGGCCCAGCGATGTGAGCGTCCTTTCGTCTCACCTGCTGCGTGGGTACACCATCGAAGATCAGGCGTTCACGCTGACGCCCAATGGCGTCCTGTGGATGGTCCGTAACGATGGCGTGTTGCTCGGATTCACGTTCATGCCTGAGCAACAGGTTTTCGCCTGGCATCGCCATGATACAGACGGTGAGATCGAGTCCGTAGCGACTGTTCCAGAGGGCGACGAGGACATCCTATACATGATCGTCAAGCGCACGATCAATGGGTCTACCAAGCGTTACATCGAGCGCATGCAGTCACGGCAGTTGAACAAGTTCGAAAGCGGTGATTACGTTTACGACCGCTCGTTCTTCGTCGATTGCGGTCTGACCTACGACGGGCGCGGCACCATGAGCGCTACGCTGACCGGTGGGACTGACTGGAAATACCCGAACGCGCTGACTCTTGAAGCGCTATCGGCTCCTTTCAATCCCGGGCATGTCGGTCGCTATCTGATCCTCTACGGCGGTGGAGACGAGAACAACATTGGCGATGTGCTGACCGTCAAGATTCTCGCCTATGACTCCCCAGGTGTCGTTTCCGTGGAGCCTCAGACGATTGTCCCTGAGTCATTGCGTGGGATCTCGGCGACGCGCTGGGGCTTTGCCGCAACAACCATCAGCGGCCTTGACCACCTTGAGGGCAAGACGGTTTCGATTCTCGCGGACGGCAACGTAGCGCCTCAGGCGGTTGTCTCTGGCGGGTCTATCACCCTGGATGGTCCTTCGCTAGTCGTCCATATCGGCCTCCCTATCATTGCGGAGATAGAGACGCTAGATATCACCATGCAGAACCAGCAGGCGTTCCTCGGCAACAAGAAGCGCATCAACCAGCTTGTCGTGCTGCTCGAGCAGAGTCGCGGCTTTTGGGCCGGCGCTCGGAGTGATCGTCTTAGGGCTGCGAGCGGATGGGAATACAAGCAACGTGCGACGGAAAACTACGGCGAGCCTATCGAACTGAAGACCGGCAAGGCTGAGATCAGTATCAGCACAGATTGGACGGACGACGGACGGATCTTCATCCGCCAGAGCGATCCGCTGCCCATCACCATCTTGGGAGTGTTGCCGAATGTCCAGGCCGGGGGCTGAGCTTAGGCCTGTCGACGAACAGGTGATTGCGCACGTCGTGGCCAACGTTCGCGAGGCCGACCGGCTTGAGTTCGAGGCTATCCGTGGCGTTGATGTAGAGCAGGAGTTGCGCAACGCCCTGGAGCAAAGCGAAGAGGCATTTGTTCTGGTCAGTCGTGGTGAGCATGTCGTCATCTTCGGGTGCATCCGATACGACGACCGAATCGGCGTACCCTGGATGATCAGCACGCATGCCGTTACCAGGCATCGCGCAGCCTTCCTCCAGGAGTGCAGGGATCAGATCGGCCGCATGCGTCAACGCTACGCGGCACTCATCAATTACACCGACGCCAGATATGAGCAGGCCCTGCGCTGGATGCAGTGGCTCGGCTTCGACATGCTCGATGCTGTCGAGTACGGCGTAAACGGTGAACTTTTCCACCCATTCACTATGCGAGGCGAACTATGGGCTCAGCATTAGCACCAGCAGCGGCGGCGGCTTCTGTAGGTGGGGGAATCCTTAGTGCCTATTCGCAGATTCAGCAGGGCAAGGATGCTGTACGCACCGCGAACCGGCAGCAGGCCTATCTAAATCGCCAGGCACGTCAGGTGCTGGATCAAGGCGAATTCGAAGACGCTCAGTTGTATGAACAGGGGCGGCAGATCGTGGGCGCCCAACGAGCCGGATTCGCGGCTAACGGCGTAGACGTAAACAGCGGAAGCGCGTCCCGTGTCCAAGAGTCGACGATGAACCAGGTCGCCATGGATGCGGAGCAGGTCAGGCGGAACGCATTCAATCAAGCGTTTGGCATCGTCACGCAGGGTAACGAAGGAGTCCGTCAGGCACGCGCCGACTATCGCACTCGTCGCCTGAATGCCTTCAGTTCTCTTCTCACTGGCGGCTCGCAAGCCTACGGCAACTACAAGGCGCTTTCCTGATGGCAGCACAGATCCCGCAATATCGACGCAGGGTAGGTCCTGACGTACCACAGGCTCCGCGTGCGCTTGGCCAGAGCGTTGATGCATCAGGCCTCGCCCAAGGCTTGTCAAGCGTATCCAACGCGATAACTCAGATATCGCTGAAGGAGAAACAAGAGGCCGACCAGACTGCGCTCATCGACTTCAGCACGAAGGTTGATCAGCTCCGAAATGATCTGATGTACAACCCAGAAACCGGAGCGATGACAAAAAAGGGCGGCGCTGCCCTGAATGTAACCGGGAAGACAGTCGGCGCGTTTGATGAGCGAACCGCTCAGTTGATCGACGGTCTGGCAAATGAGGATCAGCGACGCCAGGCAAAGCAGTATGTTGCAAAGTCGAGGACTGATTTTGAGGGGACTCTTGGCCGGTACGAGTTCAAACAGCAGCAGGCGTATAAGGATCAGGTCGATCTGGCCGCAATCGCCACGGCGCAGAACACTGCGGCACTGAACTACAACGACCCTAAAGCCGTAGAGGAAAGCCGAAGCCGAATCGATGGGATACTTCAGCTTCAGGCTCAACGCAATGGCTGGGGCCCAGAGGTCTTGGAGGCTAGACGGCAGAAGGTCGGCAGCGAAATGTACGCCGACGTTCTTCAGCGCCAAGCTGCCGAGGATCCATATCGAGCACAGAAAACTCTGAAAGAGGTACAGGGCTCTCTTACTGCTGATGATCTGGTTCGTGTTGGCGGCATGATTGAAAGCAAGATAGACCGGCTTCAACAAAAGGCCGAGATGGCCGCTCTTCGCCGAGAGAACGCAGCTCAGCAGACGCTTAACAAGATCAATGCTCAGATAGCTAGCGGCGTACCTGCTAGCGATGAAATGTGGAAGGAGTGGAGTCGGTCAGTGCAGGGTACTTCTGCACAGAAAGATTTTCAGGAGTTGGTCTCTCAGGAGGTTGAAACTCAAAAGGTACTCAACGGGATGCCTATTGATCAGCAGGCCATGTATGTGAACCAGAAAGCTGCTGAACTCCAAAAGAACGGGGGCACACTTGCAGAGGCCAACAATCTGGCCCGCCTTGGCCGCGCTATAGCTGCAAGCAACAAGATGCTTGGCGAGGCGCCTCTCGAATATTTCCAGACTCGCCTTGGCGGTGAAGTCCAACCAATAGACCTTAGTTCTGATGATCTGCCTGACGTGCTATCGCAGCGCATCACCGCTATTCGTAGCTTGCAAGACAAGTTCGGGCAAACGGTTTCAATGAAGCCCCTGCTGCCGCAGGAAGCAAAACAGCTTAGCGCACAGGTCGAAGGTATGAGCCCGCAACAGCAAAGCGAGCTTTTTGGCAAGCTACATACTGCGATGGGTGATGATCGCGCCTATGCTGGGGCAATGCAGCAGATCGCTCCTGACTCTCCAATCAGGGCTCTTACCGGCATGCTGGCAGGGAAACAAAGAAGCCTTGTGACGGAGACTAGGTGGATCAAGCCTGACGTATACGTGACCAGCGGCGATGTAGCGCGCACAATGGCGACTGGAGAGAGCATCCTGAACAAGACGAGAGCGCAGAAGCAGTCAGATGGTGTATCGACAAAGTATCCGACTCCTCCTGAGAAAGAGTTCGTATCGATGCTCGATGAAAAGCTTGGAGGTGTATTCGCTGGGCAGCCGCAGTCTTATAGTCTTGCGCTCCAGGCGGTAAAAGCCTATTACACTGGTGCAGCAGCAGAGCAGGGACTAGCTAGTACCGATGTTGACGATGACTTGATGGAAAAGTCTATCAAAGCATCCCTCGGAAGCGTCGTAGAATTTAATGGGCAGAAAACCCTCGCGCCTTGGGGTATGAGTAGTTCGGACTTTGAGCCTGCCGCTAGGGCAAGCATCGAGCAGTTGCTGGAGGAACAAGGCGCATCCGATCTTGATAAAGCGATGATCGATAATTACACGCTTCGCCAGGCTCGTGACGGAGTCTACTACGTCATGCAGGGACAGCAGTTCAAATATGGCACGGACGGCAAGCCATTGATTATCAAGGTTGGTGGCCAATGAGCTTCATCGGTGACTTGGCGTTTGAGGATCAACGCGCGCTAGAAGATGAGGCGCTAGCCAATCCCGCAGTAAATGACACATCTCCAGATTTTTGGGATGGGTCGCTTGATTCTATTGGCACGGGCTTCATCCGTGGAGCGTTTGAGGCTGCATCGTCGGTAGAAGCAGGTTTTAACAATCTCTGGATCAGCGGGCTGGATGCCGCTGCATCTGCATTCTTGCCTGAGCCTCGCGGTGGCGGCACGCCTAGCGTAACTGATGCGGAAACAATGTTGCGCGACGAGCAGGCCAGGGCGAATGCTGAATACATCACAAGCCTTCGACCAGATCCTGAAACTACCGGCATGGCAGCCCAGATTACTGGCGAACTGGCAGCCGTAATCCCTCGCACCATCGCAGGTTTTGCTGCCGGGGGGCTAGTTGGAGGAGCAATTGCCGCAGGCGCTCCGGCTGGATATGCAGGCGCTATTGAGGCTGAAGCGCAGGGAATTGACCCTGAGACGGCTAGAATTAAAGGTGCTATCGCCGCTGCCACATATGGGATTGGTGCACTGATGCCGGCAGCTAGGTTCGTCGGCGCTGCTGTTCCTGACTTTGCTGTAACGGTTGGGGCAAACGTCGGCCTCGGTGTTGCATATCGCGGCGGGACTGCTGCGCTACTGGAAGCTAATGGTTACACCCAGCAGGCCCAGCAGTATAAGGCCCTTGACGCCACTAGCATGGCGGTTGACGCTGTTCTTGGAGCGGCATTCTGGGGTGTAGGGAGGATCGGCGCTCGCGCTCCTCAGCAAGATATAGACGCAGCACTGGCAGCAAACAACAGCGGCCATGCGCAAGATGGATCGGCCCCAGGGGCTCCGGTTGACCCTGCCTCATCAGTTGCGCATCAAAGCGCTCTGGACTTGGCAATCAGGCAATTATCCCGAAATGAGCCCGTAGACCTTTCGCCTATTGCGCCTTTGGTGGATAGAGCCGAGTTCCTTCGCGGTAATCGTGTTGGGCCAGATGACGCGGCTATCCGCTCAGCTGCGGAGCAGGAAGTTATCCCGCTGATTCGCCAGGAACTTGAGGCGGAAGCTGGCGGACGCTCAGGCGTCATTAACGACTTAAAGGTGGAGCGCGCATATCTCAGCTCGGAACTGTCGCGCATCGCAGACACATTCAAAAGCCGCGCTAAGGACTTCCAAGGCCAGCGAATGTCGCGCAAGCAGGCAGAGTCTGCCGCTCGCCGCGCGATAGCCAGTGAGCGCGCTTCGCTTCAAACCAGAATTACCGAGATAGATCGAGTTTTTTCCGAGAACCGCGCAGCAGAGCGTGCAGCCGGGGAAATAAACCAGATTGACCGAGGTGAAATTCCGGCGCGGTTCATGGACCGTATTGCTTCACGTGAGGCAGAAATTAAGGATGGTTATCGCAAGACCGCTCTTGTAAGCAGTGTCAGCCCTGATCGAGGCGCTGCACTTATGCGCCTTGCCAGCGAAGAGATTCGGAAAATCCTTCCAGAGCAATTCCCCGACCAGGCTACTCCTGATGCGGCCATAGTGCGCACCCCTGAGCGTGATGCTGCATCCACTGTTGATGACGCGCTAGCGAACCCAGGCCGAGGCATCTCTCGCGCCACGCCTCGCCCCGATGAGGCGGCCGGTTCTGGCGGCCCTGACAGTCAAACAAGGCCGAAGCCTTCCGGGCGAGCCGATGAAAGCGAACTGGATCCAGTGGTTTCGGATTTGGTCCAGTCAATTATGGCAGGAGAGCGCGAAATAATGCTGCCCACTGGAGCGGTTGATGCGGACGGGAATATGGTCACTGTCTCGGCCCGCGAGCTACTTGAGCAGGCGGACGCTCAGGTGGCGCGCGCCGAGAATGACTCCAAGGGAATTATTGCTGCTGCGCTTTGTGCGCTGAGGTTTGGAAACTGATGAGACGGCAATGTATTCAAGCTGTGCAGCAGGCGATTGGGCGCCCGCTCAATCAGCCAGAAATCAAGGATATCGAGGCGCGCATATCTCGCAACATGAGGGAGCTTGCTCGTATCGACCCGAACTGGCAGACGCTTACTCGTAGTGACCGGATTACAGCCGCTGGCCAGCGCGCCGCGAATGAACTAACCGCCGAGGCTGCAAAGGCGCGTCAGCGCACAGCGCTCACTATCCTTGCCCATGATCGCGTGCAGAACTTCCTGGATGGGTATGACGGCAACCGTCTTGAGGCCCTAGATAGAATCCTCGCATTCTCTTCTGACTACCCAGGAATCCAATCGATCGAATCTGCATCTCGCGCAATCCGAGACGAGGCAATGGGTCGTTTGCTAGATGTTATCGATCAGACGCGCGGTAGATTTCTTGGGCTTATCGCGAACCGCGAAGGCACCACTGCGCTGGTGCGCGAACTTCATGGAGAAGATTCCGGGGTTCCGGCAGCGCGTGAGGCGGCGCGCCAATACCATGAGGTTGCCGAGAGCCTTCGCCAGCGCTTCAATAGGGCGGGCGGTGATATTGGTCGGCTAGATGACTGGGCTTTGCCCCGTGGGAATTCTCAATACCGTATCGCTCGCGACCTTGCCGGCTGGGTTGACCAACACATGGGTTGGGTTGATCGCAGCCGCTACCTGAACGAAGACGGAACCCGCATGACGGATGACCAGCTTCGTGATTTCCTGACTCATGCCGGGACAACGCTAGCGACTGGTGGAGTGAACAAGATCGAGCCCGGGCGTGTCGGCGGAAGTGGGATGCGTGCGAATAGAGGCAGCGAGTCTCGCCAGATCCACTACCGTGACGCAGATGCATACATGGCTGCGCAGGAAGCGTATGGCGACAAGAATATTATGGATCTGATGTTTGGCCATATTGACCAGATTTCTCGCGACATCGCGCTTGTTGAAACTTTAGGGCCGAATCCGAACCACGCGTTCAAATATTTCTCAGAATCTGCATTCCAGCATGAGGCTGTGTCATCGCCGAGAGATATAAGTCGGCGCCTTAACAAGCAGCGTAAGCGGCTAGATTACCTTTACACCGAGGTTGCTGGTACGCGCGAGCCGCCCGTCTCTGCGCGCATTGCAAACTGGTTCGATACATATCGCGGGATTAACGTAGCATCTAGGCTGGGTAGTGCGGTAATTACGGGGTTTTCTGACCAGGGAACAATCGCACTTACCGCAAAGATGAATGGCATGCCAGTAATGAGGGTCTTTTCCAATGAGGCGAAGATGCTCAACCCGCTGAATGACCAGCATCGCCGCATTGCCAGTCGCGCTGGTTTGGGCATTGACCAGCTAATGGGTAGCATGGCGCGCTGGGGGGCTGACGGTCTTGGCCATGACGCTGAAGTGGCAGGTCGAGCATCGGGTTACTCGCAGACAGCGGCAACAACGCTTCTCCGCGCGTCAGGCATGAATGCTATTGATGCAGCCAACCGGCGTGCTTTTGGCGCAACCATGATGGATGCTGTCGGATACCTAACGCGCAACCACGAATCCATGTCTTCGCTTGAAGCAGGGGATCGGGCAAGGCTGCGCAATATGGGTGTGACGGATACCGACTTCTCTGTTTGGCGCTTGGCTGAAACTGAAGACTGGCGCGGCATAGGAGACACCATCCTGACTGCGGGTAGCATCTACAGGATCACAGACGAGGCTCTTTCAGATATTTCCGCGCGAACACGTACCAGCCCGCAGCGTTTGAGAGACCAGGCCGCCACCAAGTTACTCGGCTCCGTTCTTGATGAAACCAACATGGCTATCCCTGCGCCAGGGGCTAGGGAGAGAGCATTCATGCATGGAAGAAATGCTCGCGGAACGTGGGGAGGGGAGCTTGCTCGATCCTTCTGGCAGTTCAAGTCCTACTCTGTGTCCATGGTCATGAAGCACTGGAAGAGAGCTTTCGCTCAGCAAACCGGCTGGGGGAAGGCCGGCTATATGGCGGCGATCTTCGCAAGCACAACAGTGCTTGGAGCTATTTCCCTTCAGTTTAACGAGATAGCCAGCGGTCGTGACCCAAAAAACATGCTAGACGCCGATGATACGACTGGTGTTCCAGGTCTTCGATTTGCTTTGGCTGCAATGCTTAAAGGGGGCGCCCTGTCTATCTATGGCGACTTCCTATTCTCGGATACGACCAGATATGGAACCTCTCCGCTTGCAGCAATCGGAGGCCCCGTAGCCGGGGACATTGAGGCGCTATTCAAAATCAGAGGGACGGCACAGGACCTAAAAGGCGACCAGCTTGGAGGGAACCTTGTGAAATTCGCAAAGAGCCACATCCCTGGAGCAAACCTCTGGTACACCAAAGCTGCCACTGATCACATGATCTTCCACCAGTTGCAAGAGTACTTCTCTCCCGGCTACCTTCGTCGCATGGAGCAGAGAGCCCGCAAGGAATTCGGGCAAAGCTACTGGTGGGAGCCTGGAGATTACACCCCTCGAAGAGCGCCAGCCTTAGAATCTGCTTTTGGGCCTTAGCTGGTATTGGTTTTGATATGGAGATTTCTATGAGCTTTTGGGATTTAACTTCATTTATAGGTCTAGGCGCCGCCCTGTCTTTTGGGCAGACACACAAGAGAGTTTCATCTGGTTTATATGCTGACATTTGTGGGATTTTGATAATCCCGTGCGTCATATCAATACTTTGGTCTATGTCTCTTGTTTTTTCATGGTGGACTATAGCTATATTTTTGGTTATGTCGCTTGTTGTTGGTTTTATTAACGGTACATTTCTTAGGTCTGGCTTCGGAATGGAGTCACTTGTATCTATGCAGCCAATATTAGGTACGACGTTTGTTGTGTGTGGCATTTCTTCTTGGTGGCCGGCAATATCTAAACTGATTTAGAGATAGAGGCGCCATCAACCGGAACGCCTAGTCTAGTTAACCCCCCCCAGAGAACCCCGCACTTCGCGGGGTTTTCGCATTTCTGGAGCATCGAAAATTGACCGTACCTACTAATACCAGCGTTGTTGAGTACGAAGGCAATGGCGTTACCACGGCATTCCCTGTGCCGTTCAAGTTCCCGGCCAATGATGACCTTGTGGTTACGAAAGTCTATAACGACGTTGCAAATGTCTTGGTGCTCGGAACTGATTACACAGTGGTGGGTGCTGGTGCGCAGAGTGGCGGAGCCGTTATCGCCACTAGCGCTCCTGAAAATGGGTCGACCATCAACATAACCCGCGAGCTTGACACTGTTCAGGAAACAGACCTTAGAAACCAGGGTAGGTACTTCGCAGAGACGCACGAAAGCGTATTCGATTATTTGACTATGCTTATTCAGCAAGGATTTGCTGTTCTGGCTAGAACCCTGAAGCGGCCAGTCGGTAAAGACTATTTTGACGCGGAAAATCGAAGAATCTCAAGGGTCGATGATCCTGTAGAGGATGGAGATGCTGCTAACAAAGTATGGACTCAGCAGTATGTTGGGTCTTTGATCTCTAGCGGCACCGGACCGATTAACCTTGCTTCTAACGTCACCTATTTTTCTCCTGAACTGGTTCCGCATGTTCTACAGGATCTTTCTGGCGGATCTTCCTCTGATGGCGCGGCGCTAGTTTCTCGCGCAACTGTCGCTCTCGACTCTGTTTACAACCTACAGGGCGCCCGGAAGATTTCCAATCAACTGATGCGCGTTGCCGGCTACTACCCAGGCGGATCTGTATCTGGAAACTCATCTGCCACTGGCGGTGGATTGTTTAGATGGGACGCGGACAGGCCGAAGTCCCAACATAATGGCGGCACCATCATCAGCCCAACCGTTCCATGGAACGGCCTCCAAAGCACTGTAGGTGCATACCTCTCTGGTTCTGGCGAGACTACACCTGGCGGGAATGGTTGCTGGGTTCGTGTTGCTGATGATGTCAAGCTTGTTGACTTTGGCGGCGTGATAAGTGAGTCGCTCGACTCATCCGCCGCGTTTAGTGCAGCATTGAAATATTGCCTGGCGACCAATAAGGAACTTTACCTTCCCGAAGGTGTAGTTCGCGTAAATTCTGCTGCCGTAATAAATGGAGCGACTACGCTTTTCTCTTCGGTGAAAATCAGAGGTACATTCAAGACGAGCGGTGTTGCTGCTGGGTATGTCGTAAGTCGAGTTGGCAGCTTGATCTATACTAACGGAAACAGCGCTCTTGACATTTCGTTCAATGACTTCAGGAATGAAAATTTCGATATCCGTGGCGTGGCATTTGTAGATACATCATTCTATCCAGCCGGAACCCCTGTAAATCCAAATCCTGCAATCGTTATCAGGAAGGGTAATCCTGACGCAAGTAGTAACAGGTACATAACTGGCAACGTTCTTGAGGATGTTGCCTTCGTTAGCTATCAGGACGCTGTTAAAACCATTGGGGTTGCAACAGGGTTGCCCACCTATAACTACGTTGGTCCAACTTCGTTGAATCGTGTGTATTTCTACAAGTGCGGCACCGCTATGCATCTACAGGATTGCACGTACAATCACCTGTTCCTGAACGAGTGCCTACTCTTCGATCTGTCGTCGCAGTCTATTTTCCTGACCAAGACGGTTAGCGGAACTGGCGGGAACGTAGATGTAACGTTCAGCAACTGTGTATTCGAATCAATTTGGGGGATTATGAATACTGCTAATGGATTGACGTCTTCCACGAAGCGCAACACCGCAGTTTTCAACTCGTGCAATAGAGAGTTCTGCGGCCTTTATGGACCGACTGGTGGCGGCGGAAACTTCGCAGGAAGCCCGCTTGGGTATATTGGTCATACTGATGTAATGATCAATGGCAATTGGGAGAGAGGCCAGGCATTTGGTGAAACTGCCTTGCCAGCGATTGATTCTGGCGCTGTTATTTTCGCAAGTAGGTACGTTGATGTTCTCATGAATGGCGGCCAAGTTGGTTCGCCAGAATATGTCAACGTTGTTGACTTTAGCGGAACGATTCCAGCATCTGGCAGCCTGACAAAAACTTTCAATGTGAGCGGTTCGTTTGTGTTGAATGCTGACGTCGCGTATGACGACGGGTTTGGCGGGCACCAGAACGTTGTTGCGTACGGCAACCCGACTGGCTCAAAGGCGCGGGACGTGACGGGTACGATCATTTCTGCTGGCCTGACTGCAACCTACGGCGATGGTCCCTCTGGCGCGGCGTTCACGGTAACGTTCAACAACGGTACCGCGTCGCCGATCAATGTGAAGATCCGAGTCACGAACAGGGCGGGTGCTATCGTTACCGTGTCGTGA